AACTTCTTGTAATTGAACTTGTAAATCTCTAGCATTATCTGTAGTATCTCTTAAATCACTTTTAAGTTTCTTATCTTCTTCAGATAAATCTCCTTGGAATAAGAATTTAAGTTCTGTATCTAGATTAGTATAAATAGATATAGTCTTTTGAGCATTATTAAACTCTCTACTCATATCATTTAACTCCTTCTCACTGAATGACTTAGGATCTTTACCTTTAAATTTATCCTCATACTTCTGTATCATATTCTCTAGCTGTCTGTTTAACACTTTAGCTTGAGTTAATAAAGGACCAAGGTCACCTCTCATTTGTAACTGTCTGATACTCTTAAATAAAATATTCAATTGATCATTCTTACTAAGTCTTTCTGAAGGAGTTATGCCTTTCTTAGCAAGTCTTTCATATTCACTATTAAGTTTAATTAATAAAGCATCAATCTTTTTATTACCAGTAGTTTCTTCTTTAAGACCTAATGGAATCAAATAGTCTTTATTAATGTTTTCAACATTAACATCTCCTATCTCAACACTTAATAATTTAGGTATTTCCTTAGTAGTAAGATTCATACTTGAGTATTGAGCTCTAATAGGAATCATTCTTGTTTGGTCAAAGTTTTTTGCACTAACTCCATATCCAGCTTCAAGAATAAGCTTATATTGAGTCATTTGTTTTCTCCAAGATTGTATATAGTATGGAGGTAAATCTTTATTCTTAGTAATATCAATATCTATAAACTTCCAGTCAAGTATATTTACTTTTCCTTCAGGAGTGATTGCTAAGAAATCTATAGTACCAGCTACATTTCTTTTAGCATCGTACACTGTCACCTCAGACATAAACTTAGTTCCCTTAGGAAATGTGTTTAATCTTTGCTCTAAGTTATTCTTAAGTGTATCATAAAAGTCTCTGCTCTCAGGGTTTAATTGAGATGTATAGTTTGAATCATCTAATGGCTCATCTCTTAAATTACCATCTTTATCTACAAATGTACCAAAAGCATTTTCAATATCAGCATGTCCTTTTGTACCATTAGCTGCTTTATCCTCATCAACTAATGCTTTATATTCAGACTTATTTAATTCATTAGCTTTAAATAAATCATAATTAGAAGCTTTTACAAGCTCAGTAACTCTTTTAGTTTTTTTATCATTTACATAATAACCATCATCTCTTTTATCTATCTTAGTTGCACCATCTATAATCTTCTTATATATCTCATCTTGAGATGTTCTCTGTAAATATACATTGTTCTCAGCTTCTCTAATATCTTGAGCTGTACCAATAGCTTCTCCAGACATCACCTTAAGAGCTGCTTGGTCCATACCAGATTTAACAAATAGACTTTTGATAGCGTTAATTATCTTCTCCCACCAGCTTTCCACCTTAGCTAAGTTCTCAGGTATTTCTGTCTTACCCTCAGCTTTTTGAATGATAGTTTCAGCTAGCACCTTAGCAATAGCTTCTTCTTTTAACTTAATAACATCAGGTTTACCTTCCTTAGTTTGATAGTTCTTATCTCCAGCATATGTCTTAAATACATTATTAAGCATAGCATAGCTATTAATCTCCTTTAACAATTGATTGTATAAAGCTGGATTGGTTTGTTTAATAATGGCCACAGCAAAGTGCATAGCTTCCTCAGGAAGTACACTAGCCTCTTTACCCTCAACAACCTGTACTAATTTCTGCATGATTACAGCAGCACCATTAGCATCTTGCTTAACACCATTAACAACAATAGCTTGTAATGTTTTAATATCAACATCAATTCTTTTTAAGAAATCTTTGATTGCTGATATTGTTTGAGGAGAAGCAGTAGATGAAGGAACTTCTTCTTTTTGAAAAAACTCACCTCTTTGGTCTTCTGTATATCCACCTCTTTCTTTATCAGCTTCTACTAATAGATTAGCTTCATCTCTTAACTTATTCTCATAATGAGTAAGATATTGTTGTGTTAGATCTTCTGAAGGATCAATATAATAATGAGTTTTACTAACTACACTAGGAGTGATAACATCTTCATTAAAGCTTTTGTTAACCTTTCTAGCAGATTCAGCAGCTTCTCTAGCATCAGTGATTTCAAGAGTGTCTCTTTGATCAAGAGCCTCTTTAAATCCACCATAGCTTAAAGCATCTTTTTTAGCTTTATCAATAATGTCATACTTAATATCTACTAAACATTTACTCATTATGCACAGTTATTTTGGTTATCATCCTCAATTGCTGGTAATCCTTCAGGAGCTATTTCCTTTCCTCTAGTTTGTGAAGGTAAGTTTTCTTCTTCAGTTTTTGGTCTAAAATACTCAATAATATTTTCATCAGGGATTTCTTTTTCAACTTCGATAGTACCATTATTGAATACAGACTTTCTAGCATCTGTGTACATCTCTGTAGCATACTGGCCATCTCCCCAAAGGTTGATAGCTTTATAAATCACCTTAGTACCAATTTCTAAAGGAACTTTTTGAAAGCCCATTACATCATTCAAAGTTTTATCTCCAGCAGCTTTTCTTTGGTTATATTCAGCACGTGATATTACTTTATTATCAACAATATCAATTCTTTCCTTTTCATTATAAATCACTCTAGGAACTAATATATAATCAGAACTTACATCAAAGAAGTTGTTAAATCTATCAAGTACTAATACATTTCTAGCTCCTACATTAGATAATCCTTCCATTACTGGAAACTCATCAAATTGAATAGCAGTAGTATATTCTCCTCCTACATTAAAGAAATTTGGTATTAGTGTACTCACTTTCTTAAATACATTCTCATCATTCCAGTTGTTTCTTTCAAATGCTCCTTTACTAAAGTTATCTGCATTTAAATCAGAGCTAACTGAATCAATTGCTGGTTTAACCTTATTAGCATAATCTTCAATAGGAATAATATTTTTAATAGAGATAGCTGATTGATAGGTTCCTTGAAGGATAGCTACATCAATAATTCTATTGTATAAACCATTTGTAGCTGGATTATCTCTAAGCTCTCTCATCATACCAGTGTACAAGTTCTCATCAAAAGCATCTTTAAGATTAGCTTTTAATTTAATACTAGTAGCACCTCCTATTCTATCAGATGATACAGCTACTAAGTTATTAAGAATCTCCATTTCAGGATGAGCTTTTCTTGCCTTAGCTAATTCGCTAGCAACAGAAGTCTCAGGGTTAATTAATAACTCATTGATTCTATCATTCAATCCTGTTTTAGTTTGAGTGATGTAATCAACAAAAGATGACTTAATCTTTACAGCTATTTTATCAAAATCATCAGCACCTAAATATTCATCTTGTATATACTTATCTAACACCTTATTAGTGATAACTGAGTAGTCTAATTGATCAAGTTTTAATATAGATCCTAAAGAGTTTATAGACGCTTGAGTTAACTCAGCTTGCTTACCTATGTGTGAATTCTTTAATATGTCTTTTGCAGATGTAAATATATTTGAATCTTCAGCCACATCAGTCCTCAACATCTTCTTATTCATAGCTTCAGTACTCTTGAACCTAGTGGTATCATAGTTAGTAGCTTGTGTAAGTTTAACTAAGTATTGAGCCATCTTATTATATTTCAAGAACTCAGCCAATATCTTTTGTTGTTCTACATTATCAATTGTCTTTTTCTCTGAATAGTAGGTTTGAATATTAGTAGCAAGATTCTTAAGCTCTATTTTTGCAGCTCCTACCTTCTTAACATCAGCAGGGAACATACCACGAATATAGTCTAAATTCTTTTTGCTGTATATAGATTTAGAATCAATACTATCTAGATATTTTAAGTATTCTTTAATAATAGGTTGATTCATAAATAAAGCACTAGTCTTTAAAGGAGTTCCTATTCTTGTTAAGAACATGAATGTGTTTACAGCAAGATTACTATTAATTATCTTAAGGATGTATGGATTCTTAGCTACATCCACAAATGATGTAATGAATCCAGATAGGTTATCAGAAATGTATTTATTAGCCTTATCTTTAATTCCAGATAAAGAGATTCTTTCCTTACCATCAACTGTCATCTTATTATGAGGAAGAGCTATTTGACCATTACCTAATATCTTCTTCTCATATGCAGATAATGAAGCAAGCTTAACAGGATCAAGATAGGTTTGAACTTTTTGAGCTAATGAATGGTTTGTAATATTTACAGCACCAATACCAACCCACTTCTTAGCAATTATAAACGCATGTCTCAATGCTGTTAAATAATTACCATCAAGCAATCTGTTCTTCACCTTAGTCTCATCTATACCCATAAGCTTATCTAATTGCTTAGATACATCTTCTAATCCACCATCAGATACAGGATTAACTAATCTATCATAGTTCTCAGGAAGAGTTAATAACTTCTCAACACTATCAAAGTATTCATTCTCAAGGGATTGCTTATATAATCTATCTGCTAATTTACCATAATCATCTTCTGTAGCAGCTACTGTTCTTTCATTAATATCAAATATACTTTCAAGGTCTTCTTTTAATATGAACTTCTTAATAGCTTCTTTAGCTTTATCACCATATCCAAAGAAAGGAACTTGCTTTAACTGACCTTTAGAATTGATGTATGTATTCTTTAAATACATATTTAACTTATCTATATCAAAATCAGATCCAGCTATTTTGGTAATTTCAGAAGGTACCACCACTGTAGCTCCCATGAACTGTGGTAAGAATCCTTTGATTTTAAATACCATTATAGAACTTAAAGCCTGTGTAGGAATACGGAAACCTATACCCTTAAGAATTGATTCATTCTCAGGCTTGTTTAAATATGCTAATAATTCTTCATCTGATTTAAATCCAGCTTTCTTAAACTGATCTTTAAATTGATGAGGAACTAATATTTCCATATATGGATTCTCTTTACTATAAGACTTAAGACTACCATCTGTAAATACCTTCTTACCATTAATTATAGTAACTCCTCTTTTTTCTCCAGACTTTTCCCATAATGTCACAGCAGTTTGCACTGCAGATAAACCATTCATTTTAGGAGAGATGAGAGCTTTGTTTACCATAGAGTAAAGAATACTTCTAACTTGTTCATATTCAGGAGTAGCTTCAAATGGAACCACCCATTGACCATTCTCATCAAGACGTAATGTATCTTTAATATTATCAGATGAATCTCTCTTTAACATTTCTTGTTCAAGAGCTTCAGCTGTAGCTTTTCTATCTACAATATTATATCCATCTCCAAGATCTTCAATACCTAATCTATCTAATAACTGTGTATAAGCTTCTACATGTAATCCATCTAATGCATCATTATGACGTTTATATTCTATACCAGCTTTTTCACTTACAGGAGCACCATTTTCAAATATATCTATAGTAGCTATCTTAGTAGTTTGAGAACCACGTGTTTGTGCTTTAGGCTTTTCATAACTATTCTCCACTTGAAGACCATAGGTTTTCCAAGCTACAGAAACATTATTATTAAATGGTTCTGTATTAAAACTACCATCTGTATTATATAAACTATACTTTCCTTCAGATCCTTCCTTTCTACCAGATTCAAATACAACATAACCTTTCTCTTCCTCAAACATCTTAATATATAAATTTGCTAAGTTAGTTCCTTCAATAGCTTTATAATATAAAGGCATTTGAGAGAACTTATCTAACACCATATCAAATTGGTTTTTACCATATTTGTTACCAGATACAATAGGTTTTAATACATCTACAACATATTCAGGCTCAGGAGTTTTAAGAAGTTCTTCATCATGAGCTCTTAATTTCTCATTCTTTCCATAAGTCCATTCAACATCAGATCTTTTATCAAGAGCTTGTCTTGTGTAAGCCATTTGCCATTGATGCCATGATTCAGCAGTCTTATCATCCCATTGACCATTTCTAAGTTTAGCATCTCTCCATGTAGTATCTATAATCATAGAAGCCGCATCAGCTTCATTTATATCACCATTAACTGTTATATCTTCAAGAGTAACAGTATCTATGAAAGATTTAAATAAATGATAGCCAGGCTCACCAGGTTTTAAATCAATATCACCAGCTTTATTATACTGCTGATTGTGGAATGTATTAAATTCAGGACTATCAAATGTTGTTCTTCTAGGAGATAAGAAAGACTTAATACGTTTAGTCTCATCTAGTTGACCCTTATCAATCTTAAATTGATATGGATCACCAAATAAAATTTTATGCAATTCTATATTATTAATAATATAGTTTGCTCTAGCAAATACCATAAGGTTATTCACTTGATCTTCTGATAATGAATTCTTATTTAAACCTTTAATTGCAGTTAAGCTATCATACTTAAATGTACCATTAGGATTGTTAATAATCTTTTTATTATCCATCAATACCTTCTTAGTAGCTTCTGCGTTATCTTGTATAAAGGTTTTAACATCTTCATTGATATTAGCAATATTATCATTGATATATGTATTAATATCTTCTTCTGTAGCCTTATTGATAATCAAGTTGTTAACATCAGATAAGGTCTTACCAGTAAGAATATCTTTAAAGAAACGTAATTCTGTAGCTCTAGGTTTTGTATTATCTAAATAGCTTCTATTGCTTTGTGCTAAAGCTATCTCATCTTTTAAATATCCTTTGAATGTACTATAAATAGTATTCCAAGCAATTCCACCATCTACTTCATCATAAGAAATAAGATTACCTAAGTTAATCATAAACTCTCTAGAACTATCTGCAGGAATGATTATATTGTAATTACCATTAATGTTTTGATTAATTTCTTGAGTAAATCTATTACCAAGAGTTAATCCTGTGGTACTTGTATTTATATTGTCTTTTTCATTCTTTGTACCATCAATATATGAAATCTTCATTGACTTAATTCTCTTACCAGCAGCATTGAAGAATCTACTCCAAATAGTGCTATTTGTAGAGAATACATCATTAAGCTCAGGTCTAGCTGATTTCAATTCCTCTATGTTATCAGATTCATTAAACTCATTCTCAAATAAAGAAGGTGCATTGTTATTATCAAATGCTTGTGTATTTTCACCTTCTACATTAGGGAATGTACTATCCTGTGAAGGATTTTCTACTTTAACATATAATTTAGAAAGAGTATTTAATGGACCATCAATAGCTAAAGTCTTAGAAGTAACGCTACCCAATTCTGTTGTTTTTCCAAAGAATGTATGAATAGCTCCAACAGCATCTGCAAACTCAGTTCTATCTTTATCAGTTAATTTCAAATATGAATCTAATCCAAATGTAACACCAAGCTTACCTAAGAAGTTAGACATTTGTATTGGTGTGCTGATAGGCACATCAGCAGCACTTACAGTTTTATAAGCTCCTTTAGAATATCTAACAAGAGAGCTCATATCAGTAGCTAAAGCTTTTAGATTGCTAATCCAATCATTCTTAGTTTGTTTAATTACACCAAACTGATTAGCTGGAGCTGTATAAACTTCTCCTTCATTATTTATATATTGAATTAATGCATCAGGTCTTTGCTTTGTAAAGGTTTGATAGAACTGTACAAACAATCTCCAATCATGTGGTTCAAACTTAGAAAAGTCAATAAACATTCCTTCTCTATCTCCTTTAAGACGAGTGAACAATCTTACATAATCAGAATCAGTTTTAGCTAAGTTAGTTAACTTATCTACCATCTTAGTTACACTAGTGGTATTTGCAAGCTTATCTATTACTGTAGCAAATGCTCTACTAGCATTTAAAAGTTTTAAGAAGTACTTATCAGTAGTAGCCACCTGAGGTAGAGATAGTGTAGAACTATTCTGTTGGTTAGTAGGAACAGTTTCTACTAATGTACCAACTACTATTTTTACAGCAAATGGAGAGTTCTTCTTCCAATCTGTAGTAAATGCTTCAGCAGCGTACATTCTATTGTTTACATTCTCTGCATTGATATTCAATAAGTTATCCTCATCAAATTCAATTTTAAATGTACGTAAGAAATCTTTTGTTTTAACTACAAGATCAGACCAAGTCTTTTCTCCAACTACTTTATCTTCTTCTGCATACTCAGCTTTAATAGCATTGAATATTTCTGGAGAGGTCAAATTAGCAATATCATATAATGATCTATTTGTACCAAACACCTTTGCAAAAAATCTAGCAGTGATATCTTTAACTGAATCATTAGTTTCCTTCTCAGTCAATCCTTCAACAGCTCTATATTCAATAAAGTCATTTTTAGCAGACTCAGAAAGTGTAGCTTCTTTAAACTTACCTGTATCAATAGCTTTAAATAACTCCTCTTTTCTAGAAGGTTTATTTACAAATTGCTTAACAAAGTTTATAATATCTCTGAAGAAGTTTAATATTCTTTCACCTATATTTCTAGCAGGAAGTTTACCAAGTCTGAAATCAGCAAAGTCATCAGCTATTCTTTCCTTAGCTTGTTGATCTGTAGCTTCTTCATATAATAACATTTTACCAGAAGCTCTATCTTTAAACTTACCAGACTTAGCTTTAAATTCATCAAGGATAGCTTGTTGATTTTCATTAGATAGGAAACCTTTCCATACACCCTCAAATATCTCATGATACTCTGTACCTCTTTCACCACCTTTGTAAAACTTAGCTACACCATTTTCAAACACACCCCAAGCTTTCTCACCATCATGTGTAGTAATAATATTATTTAATATTTCAAAAGGAATGTTAGGAACATTCTTAGCATGCCATTCTCTGAATAAATCAAGTTCTGCATCACTAATTTTATCTACATCTCCCTTACCAAGTACTCTATATTGAGAACCTTTAGGAGGTTTAGATTTACTAAAGTCTGGTTTAACACCACCTTCTAAAGCAGCTAGTTCTGCATCATATTTAGCATTGATTGGTTTAAAAACATCAGCAACTTTATTTTTAAATGTAGAAGCATATTCTAAAACATCTTTTTTACCACCTGATGCTGCAAGATAATAAGCACTATAAAGATCAATTTTTAAATCTTTATTTCCTAATTGATCTAATGCAATTCCTTCTCTTATTGATTTATCTATTGCTCCAGTAGATAAATTAGCTATATTACTTCTTTCAACTTTTAAATACTTTTGACTTGCTTTATCCCATTGATAACTAACACCATCTATAATAAGTCTTTCATATGTTGCTAAATCTGTATTAGGATTTACTTCTTTAGCTGTAGTTGGTTGAGAAAGTAATGATAATAATTCATTTTGTCTTCTCTTTTCTATATCAGCTTTCTTAGCTTCTATATCAGAAACTACAGGAGCAGGAGCAGCCTCAACTACAGGAGTTTCAGCTTTAGTTTGAATCTCAGCAGCAATCCTAAGTTTAAGGAAATCCTTAACAATATCAATATCACTTTTACTTGCATCAAATTTATCTACTGCTTTTAACGCATCAATAATTTGATTCATCTTACCCTTATCATTAGCTATATCTGTAACTGTTTGATTATCAGATATTTTTATAAATGTATTATTATCAGCATCTTGTGTAGCTGTAAATAGTACAGGACCATTAGATAAATCATAAGTATTTTCTGTAGTACCATCTAATGTATATCCAGTAGGAGCAACTGGTGTTTCAAAAACAGGAGCAGCTGCAGGAGGTAATTGTTCAGGAAGTTCTAATCCTTCTAGAACAGCATATCTTTGTTTAAAGTTATTTGGAGCAATATCAGTCTTCTCAGCTACATTTGTAGATAGAGGAGTTTCATTAATAGATCTAGTTGTTCCATCAGGATATTTGTCTGCTAATAAATAAGTTTGATAGTTTGTCCACTTAGAAGTAACTAACTCATCCCCAACCATATGTGGTTCATAGAATGGTTCATTAAACTTCTTAGTAAGTGTATCATTATTTATATTTTGATACACACCCTTCAATTGGTCAACTATAACTTTTTCATTATCAGCAATCTTAGTTAAATCATACTTCTGATTACCTAACTCAATATTCATTGTGTTAGTATTAATGAAGATTTGATTAGCACTATTAGCTCCTTTACTTCTCCAATATAATACATTCTGCAAATATGCAGAGTATAACCTATTGATTTTGATTGGTTTACCAGCAGCTAATTGACTATTAACATCATCTGAGATTTTCTTTAACACCTCAAATACACCTTGTGATTCTTTGTTTGTAAAAGTTCTACCTCTTACAACTTGTAGTGTATCATTATATTGAATTAATGGATACCCAATAGGAACATTAACTTGCTTCCCTTTATGAAAAACAAATCCTGTAGTGGATATCTTAACAAGTCCTTCTTGTGTAGATATAATATCACTAAGAACTAATGTCTTACCAATAGAGTTTCTTTGGTTTTGTACTGTTTGAGCAATACCGTTAGACACAGAAAAGTCATACACCTTATATCCAGGTGCATCAAATAACTCAGCTCTCTTAACTTTCCATCCAGCAGCTTTAGCTTCAGCTTCTGTTTTTTGGTCAGCTCTATATCTAGGAACAGGCTTACCATCTTTATCTGTAAACTTATAATATAAATCAGTGGTAGGCATAGTGTTAAACACCACTTTATTCATATCCATAGTCTCACCCACCTTAGCCACACGTTTACCTTGTTCATCTACAAAATAAACATTATCACCATCTTGTTCCACATAAACAGCAACTACTAAACCATTATCTACATCTGTAGCATCAGCCACTTCAGATAGGGGTTTACCATATTGCATTTCTGCTAGTCCTGCCAATCCAAGAGAGTTCTCTTGATTAGGAGTAACTAGAATAGCTTTCATTCTAGCTCTATTAGAAAATCCACCAACATTATTCAAGAATGAAATAGCACGTGCCTGATGAGGTTTAGGAACAAAGTCATCATCTTCAACTTGAGAAGTTGTTCCCTCAAATAACACTGAAGCATCTTTAAGCTTACCTTCAAATAGATTAACTATAACAGAAGAATCAACAGTGGCAACATTACCAGAGTTATGTTCAATCTCTGCTTGATCTTTATTTATATCATCAGCAAACTTCTGTAGTTTCTCTTGATCAGTTTGAATCCTTTCATATCCTTCTAATTGACTAGGAATAATGTTTTGAGTATTACCATTAATATCTTCAACCTTGATTGTACCATCAGCATTATTCTTAATCACCTTCACCTTACCTAAATCAGCAGATGTTTTATTTATATCATCAGCAGCTGCTTGAGCAGCTTCTTTTGTATCATGAAAGGTAACATCTCCATTAGGAGCAGTCACTTGATATCTATCTTCATCTTGAACTTTATCCACCTTAGCTTTAGCAGCTTCAGGTAATTGATATTCTCTTCCCTCTTGAGCAGTTTCTGTCTCACCACCTTTGTTTGTAAAGTTAAAAGGACTATCTGGAATATCTGGTGTTTCATCTACTGCCAATGCTTCTTCTGCAGCAGCATCATAATTAGGACCATCTTGATAACCTATATAGTCTTTGAAATACTTTTCAAATCCTTCTTTATGTTCTTCAGTATTAGCTAGTTTCTTATATTTTTCTATCTCATTATCTAACTGCTTCTGTAACTGAACATTTTCATTAATTAAGAAGTTACCTCTCATTTCCTGAGCATTTGCAGGAGATGCAACTTTTTCCATTACACCAAGAGAAGATGCTTCTAAGAAGTTATCAGCTATCTTATTATTTAAAAAGATTTGTTTAGAAGTGTTTAAATACTTACTGAATTTAACATCTTCTATATAACTTCTTTTTAATCCATCGTATTTCTTATCATATTCTCCAAAATCAGATAGAGTTAATCTATCACTATCAAGACTGTTATAAATCTTTTTAAGTTCTTGAATCTTTTGAATTTGTTTATTATATATTTCTGAAGGAGTAAGTTCATTTCCTAATGAGGAAATATCGTTAGCTCTATTAGAATCATTTGCTAATTGTTCAGATTTTACCTTTAGTATATTATTTAAATGCTGTACACCATTAGTATCATTAAGGAAGTTGTAAGCAAAACCTGCTAAACTCTTATCTTGAAGTTCTTGTACCTTTGTATGATTTTCAGCCTGTAATGCATCATACATATCTTGTACATTCTTTGTAATACCAGCTAAAGATAAACCAGCATTTGCTAACTTTTGTTGATCAAATTGTACATTACCTTTTGCATCAGTAATCATTTTACCATTACTATCTCTCTGAGCAAAGTCTGTTTCATAATATCTTCTATCAAGCTTTGCTTCAGTTATTTGATCATATACAGCTTTTCTTTGTGCAAGTTCTTTTGTAAATCTACCTGTTCTAATATCTTTACCATAACCAACTAATGATGTAAGTATACCTTGGATTGTACCCAAAGCAATATTGTTTTGACCATTAGGATCATTAATGTTATCAACAAAATTCTGTAATATAGAACTTGTTTCACCAGTTTCTCCTAAGCCAGTTCCTGATATTATTCTACCTCTTTTATCTTTCTTTGCACCATATTCTTCATCAAGTGTTCTACCAATAGCCACTTGCATACTTTCATTTTGACCATGTTCAAAACCTGTACCAACAGCTCTAATAGCTACATTGTACCATTTAGGAGCTTGTTTCTCTAATGCATTAGCTAATACTTCTCCTGTTTCAGGATTAAACACTTTATTTAATAAAGAGTTTTTTACATTTCTCACTGAAGAGAATAACATTGGAAGTTCTATTAATTCATTTACAAATGATAAAGGAGCTGTATACCAGAATCCTTTTACAGCAGCCTGAGCAGCTCTCTCTTCAATTTGCTCATTTGTAAAATTATTTAATCCCTGAGCCTTTTGCTCTAGTAAAGATTGTTTAACACTTTCTTGTGCTTCTTTAGCATTTAATCCACTTTGTCCTACAACACCCATTCCAAATAACTCAGCAGCATTTAATGATCTCATTAAATTAGTAGTAGCAGCCTCTCCTGTTACTCCTCCCATTGCAGCAGCTTTATAAAGTCCTTTTGAGAATAGTTTTCCCATTGCACCAAACTCTTGAGGATTTGCCATAGCACTCTCTATAAGTTTAGTAGCTACACCTGTAGCTTTTACAGCACTTCCTGTTTCAGCTGCATCTGCTGCTAATGTACCAAATAATCCAAGTCCTCTTGTTTCAGCAAATCCTGGAGCAATTGTAGCTACAGTTAATGCAGCTCTATCTATACCATCACTTAACCACCAATCAGTAGTACTAAGTTTTTGCCAGATGTTTCCTTCTGTATATTGTTTTCCTTTGTATATTGGATTAGTATCTTCAACTCCTTTAGTAATTCCAGTACCTGCTTTAACTAAAAAGTTATCTGTAAGATTTGATATATCCCATGTAGCAAGTGCAGCAGGTGCACCAACAATAAACCCAGCTGTTTGTGTTAAATATCCAGCAGTCTTTGCTACTAAGTTAACAGCAGCATTCCCAATTCTATCCATTGAAGTTTGACCTTCATGATGTAAGTATTCATTATTTACATCTGGAAGAACAGTTTTATATCTATCAGAAAGCTCAGAAACATCATATGCATATTTAGATGAGTCTTTTGTAGAATTAGCTATCATTAAAGCTTGTTGTAAAGCTGTAAGTTTTGGTTTATCATCAGCACCAGGATTCCCTCCAATACCAGGAATAGGTGGCACCTTAATTTCAGGGCCTCCTAAATTAACTATACCACCCTTAAATTGTTCAAAAGTTTCAGGAGCAGTAGTTGCCTGTTCACCAACATTTGGTAAGTCAATGCCTAAAGTTGAAGGAGGAGTATTATCAGAAAGTTGATCAGCCATCTTTATTTTTTATTTTTTACAGGAACCACTTGATTTAATAATGTAGCATCCATCAATTTTACAAATGTTTCTGCAGCATCTGTATTAACAAAGTTACCATTAAAAGGAATAGGTGTAATTTTACCACTAGCATCTGTTTGATAAAACCAAACAGTTGGTCGTCCAGTACCATGATCTTTAATATCAGCACCAACTATATCTGGTCTTCCTTGATCTGAAAAAGTATTACTAGGATACCAAGCTGTTTTATATGCATTAGGATTAGTTGGATCAGGATATTGAGAGTTAGTTGATCCATTCCCCCATTTCATTTGTTGTACTGTTTGAGATGGTGTAGGTTGTGCCTCAATTTTTGAATTTATATAAGTTGCATCAACTTTTGCTATAGGAAGTATTTTCTGTAGTTTACCAGATTCAAATAAACTTAATGTCCATGCTTCTCTAGGATCTGCTTCAGGATTATAATTAACTTTTAATTTAGTTTTATCTCTATCTGCTTCTGGTCCTGCAAGAGCAGCATCAAAAGGAGTAGTATCCATAACACCATTATATTTACTTAATACACTTTTTATTCTTTGATTTGTAGATTTTATTTCAGGTTCTTTTGCATTTTCACCATAAATTTCAAATCCTTGAGTACCAGCAGTAACCATTTTATCTTTTAACACAGCTTCTTTTGCAGCTATGTTTTCTCTATGTGCACCTGAGGTTATCATGCTTGTAGCAGCATTTAATGCAGATATAGTAGCAGGATCTATAGTAGCAGGAGTAATTCCACCATCTTCACTTCTATATCCATAGAACTGTTGTCTTATATGAGAAAAAGGCATTCCAAATTTAGCTTCTACTGCTTGTCTAGCATTATCAACTAATTTATTAGCATTCACATCTGTGCCTGCAGGAAGATGTGCTCCTGTGGCAATATTTAATAAATCATTAGGAGTGATGTTAAAAGTCTTTTTAGTAGGAGTACTAAATGGATTTAATGGTGAAAAGAAACCTTGTGGTTCTTCAATACTAACTGATCTATTACCACCCAACTTTGATTCAAATTGTTTTATATCACCACTAGTTGCTGCCACTCTAGGATCTTTTTCTAACTCTTCTATTTTATGAGCATTCACTTGTACCTGTCTTTGAGCAGCATTAAGTGCAGGAAGTTGTTGTACAAGACCTGCATAATATGTACTATTTTGATTTTTAGTAACTGCGTCTTTAGCTATGTCAACTTGTTGATCTAAGAATCTAGGATTATCTGCAACTTGTTTATTAAATTCTGCTATGATTTTTTTATCATCACCTTCTCCTTGACTATGATGTAATGCTAAATAATAGTTCTGAACAAAGTTTCTTTTAGTGTCATCATATAGATCACTATCAGTTTTTGTCTTAGTTAAGAATGTAGCATATGCAGGGAATTGTCCAGCAATTGGTTCTAGTTGAGGAAGAACAGGAGCATCTGAATATTCTTTTTCAAACTTCTTTTCAGCTAAATCTTGAGCTCTTCCAGCTATTTTTAAATGACCTCTAGCAACAAGTAAATTACCTTGAGCAACAGCAATATCTGCTTGTTTAGCAGTTATATCAAAAGCTTGTTTGATTGTTTGTTGATGAGCTTCATAAGGAGCACTCTTCTCATAAGTTTCACTTATAGAAGGATTAAACATATTCAAATAGTTACTTGTAATCTTCTTTTGATATATAGAAGCTTTTAATGCATCTAAATTTCTATCACCATATTGTTTATAAATATCACGAAGATTAGTTGCTTCTTTATTTATATTATTTATCTTATCATCCATTTTACTAGCTAAAAGCTCATAGGATCCTTTCTCATCTGAGTTACTTGCAGAATTGGCTTTTTTAAGATAGTCCATTTTCTGTGCATTCAAACTAGTTAAAAGATCTTTGTTTGCTACTAAAGCTTGATTACCTAAATACCCTGCAAACTCTTCTGCATTATCATATCCTCTATATTCATACATTCCTCTAACAGCTAATGCTTTCTGTACGTCTGGTCTATCCATAGCAGTTTGAATAGCACTTATTACATTTTGAGGAAGTTTACCTTCCCTAATTGTTTTTACAGTGTATTCAGAAAGTTTTGGAACTCCATTTATATCCTTTTGAATAGTACCATCTGAATTTGTAACAAATATTTGTTCTGCTGTATACTTACCATTCTCAACCAGCTTTAACTGATCTGCTATAATCTTATCAGCATCTACAGTTTTTTCATACTGAGAATTAAGCATTATAGGATTTCCCTTTTCATCAGTTAACTTATCATTTGAAAGATAAGTATTACGTTGTTTAGTATATAACCATTCATCTTGAGAAGCCAATTTACCTTCTTTTCTATCAGCTTCCATTTGAGCTAGATTCTTTTTATCCAAACTAGCAGAGTATGTAGCAGCTTTAATAATAGGATCTTTAACAATGTTTGTAGCCATACCCCCCACAGAGTTAACTAATTGCTGATTAGAGAAATCTCCAGCAGCTACACTCTTAAGATTGCTACCTAATTCATTAAGTTTAGATTGCATATATTCTTTATCCTGAGGACGCAATACATCCATTCCAGCTACATTATCAATGTAGCCTTGAACTTTTTGCACACCCTGGTTATATTGAGCCTGCTTTTGCATGCCAACTTGCACCATAGCTTCTGTGGGAAGCTGTTGGATGTAAGGATTAAAGGTTGATATCGTATCTGTAAAACTTGCCATTTTATATTTCTTTATATTTGAAAACGTATCCTCCAGCAGATTTAGCTAGTCCTGATAGATTGTTTTTAATTCCTGATTTTTTAACTCCAGTAAATTCAGAAGCTTCACTAGAAAAGTTACATACATAAACTTTTTTACCGTCTTTTGTATAAACTTCTATTTCTTTTATAAAACCATATTTTGTAGATAACATTCTTAACTTTTCTTCTTTAGATTTATGAGTTCCTATTAAACTTTGAGCAGCTAATTTTTGTATCTCTCTGATTCTCAACTTGTTATCTTCTTTATTACTTCTTGTTTTTATTTTACTAATAGATTCTGGAGTGTGGCTAAAACTAGCATTTTTACCACCAGGTTTAATATTATATCCTATTTTTGGATCTTTAGAATTAAATAAATTGATGTAAAACTCTTCCCATTTATTTAATTCTTCTACACAAGATATTTTAGATAATAGAACTATTTTATTAAAATTACATTTTCCATATTTTCTAATAGCTAATTTAATAGCTTTACCACTTCCTATATAGAATTTTTTATCAATTCCTGTCTGACCAATATAAATTTTTCCATTTATTTGGTTGATAGTAAGATATATTGTTCCTGTAAATGAAGCCATAATAATAGAATTAGCAAATGTAATTTAAAATATAATATATACCAAGAGCAATAATAGATTTTGTTAATTTGGTATAACTGAATTAGTTAGAGAGATTTCATAGCTTTTACAATAGCACCATTTCTAGCTTTAAGTTTAGCACCACTCTTAGCAGCTTTTTCTTTCTTCATATCTTCTACATTGCCTGCAGCATCATATAAGAATTTGAATCCTGCAGGAGCTTGTTGTCTCCCAGAGTTAGAATTACCAGTACCAGCCAAGTTAAATTGATAAGGATCATTAACATTGTAAGCTACACCACTTGGAGAGAATCTATAATTGTATAAGTTCTCTTTGATAGCAAGATCACGATTCTCCATTTGATTTTGTAACTTCTTAGCAGCAAGAGATTTAGCAATTTCAATAGCTTGTTGTTTGGTCTTAGAGCTAGCTTCAGATTGTCTAGTATATTGATTATCAAGGATTTGTAAATTTTTTAACTGAGCATCATTTAATGTAGCTCTATTAGCTGCATATGTTTGATCAGCTGCTCCTTGATTCATTCTAAACTGTTCTCCTAGCACTCTATTCTTAGCATCAATAGCATTAGCTTGTATTTGAGCTTGAGCAGCAGGATTTTCTCCCATAGCTCTTATAGCAGCTCTAGACTGAGCATCTATTGTATTAATTTGATCTTGTAAAGAGATTCTAGAAGGTTGGTCTTTTAACATTGGTTGGAATGTCTGAGCTTTAACAGCTTCAGGTTGATTCAATGCTAATGCCATCATTTCAGGATATGTCTGACTAGGATCTAAAGGTCTTTGATTTGTAGGTCTTACAAAAGGCATTACATTAGATAATACAGCTGGACCATATTTATCAAATCCTTTTCCAAGAGTTTTACCTACTTTCTTTGTTATGTCCCATGCTTTTTGACCAAATCCAGGACCACTAGCTGGTTGACTAGTTGGTTGACTAGCTGATGACATATTAAAAGCACTATCAAAAGCATAATTTGGACTACGTTGATCTGTTAAATTAGCAAACTCTGGAACACTAGGTCCTCCAATAGAATTAGATGATGTTGCTTCTTGTGAACTTATAGTTGGTAAATTATCATCAGTATATTTATATGGAATAATATCATCATAATGTTTATAATTAGGTCCTAAAGCTCTTCTTACAATATCGTCTGCTACTACTTTACCATCTGCAGCTTTACTTAATTTCTTACCAAACTTAGCTTGTTTGATTTTACCCTTAGCTAAAGAATCAGAATCTAATCCATGTTCTGCTGCTATATCAAGAATTGCACTTTGTTTACCAGCAAGGTCTTTTAATTTCATAGAGTTTTGTTGTAATTTCATATCTGTTCCAATTGATGTAGCTATAGAACTATTCATTTTAAATTGATCATATGGTGTATGTCCTTGATATTCAGCTGCTTTAGCTATAGCTTTATCTTTAAGTTTTGTTTGTTTATTATTGTTTTCAGCTATGTCCTTGGCTAACACTTTATACTTCTTACCACTTTCATCTTCTATCATATTACCAAATACCACTGCATCTTGTTGATTACCACCATTATCCATTTTAACTATTGGTTCATTTCTTTCAACCTCTACAGGATTATTACCATATGTAATACCAATACCTGTTCTTCCTTTGCCATCTGATTCCTCATGAGAATTTCCTTTAGGCATAACAATTTCACTAGCATCATATGGATTATGAGATATGGTTTCTAATCCACCCCCCCAATGAGATTGTAACTCACCACCTAAAGCCATATTAGGTCTTCCTGTAAACATAGCTTCTGCACTAGGAGGTGTATATTCTTTTAAATGTCCACCAGCTCTTAATGAATCCATTCCTTGATGAGCAAAGTTATGTACTTGAGATACATTCATATCACCAAAATGTGTAATCACTTGTGGCTGCCAGTCATGACTCATCCATTTGTGTTCACTATCTATATATCCACCATCTTCCATATTTGCTGAATTAGCAGAATGAAGAGCATTTGCTCCTGATGCAAATGCAGCTCTTTGTGTATTTTGTTGTGTAGCATCTTGATATCTATGAAGTTTATTCATATCATCAGCACCACCTAATAGATTACCAGCAACATTACCTAAAAGCTTTCCTGCCATTCCTCCAAGAGGTCCAAATAATGCTGTGCCTATAGCTTGACCTGCAGCACCACCAATCTCAGCTTGACCTGAATCTTGGAAGTAATCACCAAACTCTGCTGTAGGAATATATCCACCTTTTTTATATTTTTTAGTATTACTATCATTTAAAGGTTCATATCCAAGATCACCATATAAGTCTCCTGTAGGAGCATATGTATTTTGTATTTGTGTTGGATTACCACCTATCATTGTACCATTAGCTGCACTTAAAAAGTTTGTTCCTACTCCTGTACCTCCAGAATTTATTATTGGAGCTTCCACATATTTACGTTTCATTTGTTCAGGTCTTGATTCAGCAGCAGATGCTACCACTTGACTAACTTGAGCAGCTTGATTAGCTTTTTTAATATCATCATTTTGTTGACCTATCTTTTGAGCACCAGCTATAATTCCAGGTAATGCACCAACACCAGCCATAGCTGCACCTGCATAATCAAATCCACCAGCACCTGGAGCTTTATCAGCAAATCCTAAAGCGTCTGTTTGTGTTTTACTAACTGTACCACTTGCACTATTAATCATTCCTGTTGATGGATCAGAAGTAGCTCCACCACCTAACCAGCCAACTTGTGCTTTAGGAGGATTACCAAAATCAGTTAGTTGATGTAATTGTGTATTCACCATTTTACTACCCATTTCAGCTTTTTTAAGTTGCTTACCATATTTAGCTTTAAATGATTCTTCTGTAGGAAACTTGTTATAAAATTCCTTTTCAGATTTAACTCCAGCCATCTTTAAAATTTGATCTTTCATATCGAACGTTTGTATGATTTATTTGTATTTATTCAGCCAGCCACCATTTTTATTATCTTCAAAATATCTAGGTTCCATTCCTTTAGGAATATCTCTTGAAGCATTTGGATTACCTACAGGACTATTTGCATATGCCTCAGGATTGAAGTTTGGATTTCTTTTAGCAAATCCAGGTTCTTCCCAATAGTTAATGGGCCCTCTTGTAACTCGTTGTGTAATAGTTGGTTTAGGAACTTCTTTATATCCTTTTAACCAATCTTGTTTATATATTTTTAAATTAGGATTGTCTATTCCTATTTTATCTCTAGCTACAAATATATTTGGATCAGGAGCATAATAAGCATGACTATTCTTTGCCATTCTACTCCCTATTTGATTATTACTTTGCACTTCTAACATGTGAGGACCTTGATATGTACCACCTTCCATAACTGAACTACTATATCTATTATCTATTGGAGTTCCTTTAGAGAAAAATGGATATCCATCTTTATAAAAACTTTGTTGATTGTTTCTTACAATTCCAGATGTTTGTAAATCTTCTAATCCAGCATCACCTATCATCCTATAATAATTTTCAGAATTAGGTGTAAACGCATAAGGGTTTAATTTATAAGCATTCTTTAAAGCTGTCTCTTCTGTAAGATATTTACCTGCAAACTTTCCTGCTGCCATCCCACCTTCAACTAATGCTGCAAACTCCATAGCATCTTGCATATTTGCAGCACCTTTACTAGCAGCCATTCTATTTAATGGGGCATTTTGCTCAGCTAATCTTTGTTGTTTCTCTCTATCTAATCTTTCAGTTTCTCCTGCTTTAGGAGTGTATTGAGACATTGTAGATCTGTTAGTATTTTGTCTAGCTAAGAACTCTTCAGCTTGTTTCTTTAAATCTACATTTAATCTTGTACCATCTTGAGCCATTGGGTATTCTGTAACCTTCTTACCATCAAACTTATAGTGTTGATCAGGATACATCATTTGCTGATGTCCTGTATCAGATACACCAAGAACAGGATAATCAACTCCTTCCATTGTAATATTATTAGAATTGATTCTTGTTACCTCACCTGGATGAGCCCATTGACCCATATCATCTTCAATTACAGAACCATTCTTACTTATAGTCTTAGGAGTGAAATCTAATCCATTCTGATAGAAACTCATTTCCTTGCCATTCTGGGCACTTGCTTTTGTCTTCTTAGTATACTTACCATTAGCAGGAGCTGAGCCAGCTGTGCGTGCGTATGTGAATCCTACAGCACCTGGCATACTTCCACCCATTTGCATTTTTGGTTTTCCTGTCTTAGGATCTATTTTACTTAATACATTAGTTCCCATTTTATATCCAGAGGTATTATCTATAGATGAAGCAAACCATTCAGCTTGTTCAGGTGTCTTAAAATTTATATATTCTCCTGTAGAATCTGCATAATCATATCCTTTATCACCAGGAAGATATTGAAGTTTACCATGTATGTTTACCACTTCAGGATAAGCTCTAGTTTTATAATTAGCCATATAGTGTGTACTTCTACCATGTTCGCCAGGTATTTGTATACTTCCTAAACTAGGATCATATAGTCTATGCACAAAGTCTAGATTCTTATTAGCATTTAATGTACTATCTACAAAAGCTTTTTTATCTGTGTTCCATAAATTACCACCATTCTGAAACTGTCCACCCCATGCAGGAGACTTCCAATTAGATGCACCATAACCAAGTCCTACAAATCCAGGACCTGTAGAATCTTTAGCATCATTATAGTTACTCTGTTTACCATAGTTATCATGAATCTTTTCTAATACCATTCCACCTTGCTCATATTTATTTAACCAGCCCCCATTCTCTTTCTTAGGCTCATCTTTAGCATTTAAGAACTTTTTGGTAGTCTTATCAGTCCATTGTCCACCTGTGTCATGAAGAGCTTTAAATGCTCTTGTCACCTTACTGTGTGTAACTATGTCATCATCTTTAGGAGCATTATCTGCAAATTTAAATGCTTTCTCCATTCTAGCTTTAAAGCTATCAAAAGATTCTCCACCAGGAACAGGAGTGCTAGATTTAGCAGCCCATTGCTTTTCTTTAAAGCTTCCTTCTGGAGCTCCATCATATTCACCAATATCCCATGTTCTTAACACAGGATTGTTGTACACAGGTAAGTTTGCTGTTTGTCCAATAACATCTGCTGTTTCTTTAGCTCTTTGTATATCACTTGTAATAACAGCTTTCTTTCCTCTCTTTAGAGCTTCTTCACCAACACTCTTTGCATACTCAACTCCTTTCTTTGTAAGATTTGTTGGATTAACTCCATTCTCTTCTTTATCTGCTGTAGCTGTATCTTCTCCATGTTCAAATACTTCTGTTCCATTAATTCTTATTGGAGCAGCTTTAGGACCAACAACATCTCCACCATTAGCATATTTATCTAACCATCCTCCATCTTTATATGGTTTAGCACCTCCAGAGATAGCTCCAAAAAATCTTCTTTGCTTATCTGTAAGAGGATGCCCATGAACAGATTTGTCATGTAGAATTTCTCTAGCTTTATTTGATGTTAAACTCTTTGCCATTATTTAAATGAAATTTCAGCAGGTGTAACAATGAATCCACTAATTAGATGCAAATCAGATTTGTTATCTAGTATGTGTCTCACCTTCAAGAACTTAGCTCTTAAAGGTTCTTTCTTATATGAACGTTTACCATAATCCATGTTAGCTTGATTTAACACTTTATCTATTGATAAAGACTCACAACTGGTTAAGAACAAAGGTACGGTTTTATCTTTAACTAATCCCCAGAATGTATTATATTGATAGAAGCCATCTGACTTAGCATACATGATTGTTTTACTATCAGTGTTGTATATAGGATAGCTCATGTATGATTGTAAGTTACGCAATGGTTTAGGAACCAAGTTTAACAAACCAGAACATTGTTGACCATTATATAAAATGGCTTTATTAAAATAACCATTAATTTCTATAGATGAGTTATCATTGTATGCTCCACTAGTGCTAGGAAGATACTTAATAGCTCTGGTATAGTCTTTTACATTTTGTAATATTTCATCATATGATTGATATGCAAATGGGTATTCTAGAATGAACGGTTCTATATTATCATAATATGTGTTATATATAGTTGAAGAATATAGATGTTTCCATATAGTAGCTGTATTGGTAGGTATAAATTGTATAGCAGCAATCTGTTCTTGTGTAAGTGCTCCTATAGGAAGTTCTACTAATGTATGACATTTACCAGTGGATTGTAATATAATTGTAGTAACACTATCAGAAACACTCACTGTATATCCATCAATAAGATCTTCCTTAGATATATCTACACCTAAGACATCACCTAGATTATCTAGAATAGTGAATGGTCCTGTTCTGTTTCCAGCTGCTGTTAATTTTACTATTACTACTTTAGACATTTGTATTATGGAATTATAGATAATGTTAATGCATTTGTACAAGTACCTGTTGATGTAACAATTATTTGAGTAGCAGTATTATCTACTACTACATTAACACCAGGACTTAGTAAATCTGTTAGTGTAGCTGTTGATGGAGATACTACACCCACATCTGCTGTAAGGTTAAAATTAGGTCCTAAATCAGAACCTAATCCTTGATTTAAAACAACTATTACATTCATATTATTTAATTTTATATATTAATTTAGCTTGCAGTAAATGAAAAATTGAAGTAGAACATTGCAGTTGAACCTAATCCCCATCCACTACCATCTCCATTGAAAACTAATTTCACTGAAGGTGTATTATTATTTACAGTACTTGTTGGACTAATTGCAATACTTCCATTAGGTAATATAGTAGGACTTGCAACATTTATATTTGTACCATTTGTGGTATTTACTAATATCTCTAACTCATCAGTAGCTGTCCAAGTTGTATTACTTAAATATGCATTTGTACTACTATTTGCACCAACACTTGATGCTGTAACATTATTATTATTTTTTCTAATAACAACTACAACATTTTTTGCACCATAATTTGTTAATTTTGAAAATACTTCTGTAAATCCACCATTAAATGTACATGCATAAGGATTAACTATAGTCATATCTACATAATTAGTACATAGAGCACTATCAGATTTTACTCTTATTATTGTTGCAGCTGTTGGTACATTTGATGAAGTATATCCAGTTAATAAACTTGATCTTGTTACACCTGTAGCAAATGCAGCACCATATGTATCTGCATCAGAATAAAGTTTAAATGGACCAGTGTCTGCTCCTGCACTAGCCAATGTAATATCTACAGTTTTTGACATATTTTTATTTTTTAATTATTTAAGAATAGCTGTTCCAGCAATTAATGTACAGTTTATAGGTGATGGTAATAATGTAGCACTACCAGCTGTCAATCCACAATTTGTAGATGATACCACAACAGCACTTCCTGGTGTTAATGTACAATCAGACCCTCCACATATATAAGCATTAGCTTGATATAGTGCACCTGTTCTTGTTGTATTATATGTAGGAGAATAAGGATTAATATCTATTTGTTGATAATGTTGATCAACTCCAACACAAACCCAATGTACATTAATATCTTGATTCACCCATTCAGGAGTAACATTTATAGCATCACCACTTAAGTTACAATTCAATATAACTGTTGTAGTGGTTGTAGTAGTTGGATTAGGAAGCTCTTGTACAGCTATTGCATGTAAGTCACATCCTTCATTCAAACCAGAATAAAATATATTGTTTTCTGCTATATAGAAGTTAGGGATATAGCTATGAAAACTTACCCAACTTTTTGTATTTACATTAAATGATAATGTCCAAGACTTATTACAGAAGTATTTAGGATCTGTAAGATTTACATATTGTCTAAGTGTTGTTGAACCATAAGTCTTATTTATATAAAACTTCTTAAGAGCACTATCATATTGAATAACTCCTACATAAGCTAACTGAGGAATATAATCTAACTTGCTGATAATCACTCTATCATACTTACTATCATATACACCATGTACACCTATACCATTAAAATGATTATCTACATCTGCATTAGCATAATATCTAAGTATCTCAAATGGTAAGTGATCTGTAATAAATCTGTTCACACCAGAACCAAAGCCAGTGATATCTTCAGGAACATATTTACCATACATACTTAATGATATCAAAAATATCTGACCTCTCTTAGCATCTATTGTAATTTGTCCTTGAGGAATCTTTAATAAGAACTTATTCTGTGTACCTACATATCCAAGATTTGTTTCAGCAAAATCTACTGGAGGATTGCCAAACAATGAAGGATTACCCAAATAAGCAGCTTGAGGATTACTTGTATTCATTGTTAACAATGTATTGTATAACAATGACTTATTCTCAAATCTAGCTAGAATAGATTTATTCTGAATACCATCTAAAGAAACTAACTTACCAAAGTTTTCTGGAAAGTCAAAGAAAGAAATAGGTGCATAGTTTAACCAGCTATTAACTCTTGTACTAGGATTAGATGATTGTTGTTCAGAATATATAACTCTAAATGGATAGTATGTATAACAATTATCAGGTTTCCAATCTACAGGCAAATGAGAGAAATAGTTTTCTTTATTTTGCTTAGAGAACGTAACATTATATGTATATGTATTATCAAAAGCAATAGGAACAAAAGATTGTTGTAACCAGTTGTCAGGAATACCAGAGCTTACATGAGGATAGAAGTCTCCTTCTTGATTGTTAAATGCTTGACGTAAATCAGTATTGATAGAAGATTCTACATAGAAATATGGTATACCATATGCAAATAAATAGAACTTACCATCATAATAAGCATTTGTTGTACTTACAGTTACAGTTCCAGTCAAATCTTTAGTTGTACTAGTTGTAGTTGTAGTTGTACTTCCAATTGCTGGATTATTAGGACAGTCAAAGTAATGAGCTTTAACTGATATAATATTTTTAAGACTTGTTTTACCTGCTTGATAATTACTTAAAATAGACCTAGAAGAATGCCAGTATTGTGGATAAGCCACATTACCTATTTCATCATAATATATATCACTGTCATCAGGAGCTCCCACTCTATTATCAATAAAGAAAGGAAGTTTGGTTTTTAATGCAAACTTTCCAATAAATGTATCTCCACCAAATATTGTTTCATCTGTACCTGCTGTTGTAATAAGTCTTTGGAATCCTGTATCAATAGTATTATAAGAATACATTTGTCCCCATTGATTAAGAATTATATTCTTAATAGATCCATAATAGGATACCACCTTAATATCTTTTTGATCTTCTGGTGTAGCACAATTGCCATTTTCTGATAAAGTAAATCTTGATATATCAGAAATCTCAGATATTCCATTATTAAGAAGATTAGGTGTTCTATTTACATATGGAAGAGGATTAGTTCCTGCTGTCTTTAAATAAACAGAAGATTCTCTTTGATAGTTATTTATTGTAAGATCATCACCAACTGATTCTACACCAGGAATAAGATATTGATATATATCAAGTTCTCTTTGTTTAATACCTAAACCATTATCTACAGAAACACCATAATCATAACTAGCTATAGAGTTAAATGAATATGCATAGTTTCTTCTAGTGATACCATTTATATAAAGTTGTAAATATGCTTGATAAGCAGTGAACATTGCTGTAGCATCAAGTGTACCTGTAGTCATAGCAATATTATAGCTTGAGTTCAAAGCATCTACTTGTGCACTTTCACTTATTAGTTTATATTGAGCATTCTTTTTAACTTGTACAAAATGGGCTTTACCAGCACCAAAAATTGCATTCTCTATCTTAAGAACATTACCTAATGTAGGCTGTCCAAAAGAAGTTTCAGGTGAATTGAATACATATCTATATTTAGAACCATCATCAGAAAATCCATTCAAATTAGCTGGATAACATATTGTATTCTTATTATTATTATTTATTGTTACACTAGCTTTGTTTGATCCTCCTACCACTTTAGGTAATGTAACAGAGTTTACATTTATTGGATTACCTGGATAAACATAAATATTAGTAAGTTGTTGTGTAAGAGCATCTGTATAATTAAACTCCGTGTAAGTAATATCATAACAGGTTAATACATAAGATGTACCGCTTATATTTGTAATAGTAGCTGTTCCTGTTGTTACAACAGGAAGTGTTACAGAACATAAATTAAATATTTCATTACTAGTAAAAGTTCTCACTGCTATTTCGCCTGTATTACAATTAGTATATTGAACTGAACCAGCAATACTTGCTGATATACTATAAGTAACACATTGTGAGTTATAAGCATTATTTTGTGCTAACAAAAATGGATCAGAACTTAAATCATTATAAGGATAATTAGGATAGTAGTAAGAAGTTCCTTCTCTTGAATATGTACCAACATTTCTTAATATACCTTTTGCTACAACAGATTGATTAGTGCTTCTATCTCCTCTAACCACCTTAAATCCAACAATTTGATCTTTTGCATATTGTGTAAGAGAAGATTGACGTATTAATTCAAAAACTTGTTCTGAGTTTATTTTAACACCAATTGGAAATACAGCATCATTTTGCATCACTGGTAATATTTGATTACCAGAATATATAATGGTTGGTGTTTCAAAAATAGGACTTACAGATACATCTGGAAACTTATGATGTCTAATAGGAGTATCAGCAAGATCTCCCCATACATCTGTATTACATGGATAAAGTTCTGTAGATTCCCAATAAGCAAATTCACCATATTGATAAGGTCCTTTATAAGTTGTCTTATCTACAGCAGCTGCATATTGAGGAGCATAGTCTGTTAGAGCTCCTGTATTGTATATTTTCCAATATGGAGCAACTGTTCCTGATCCAATATAGTCAGCATTACTAGCTTTTGTTACATCTGGATGAGCTTCATTACCATTCTTTTTTCTACCAGGAATATGAAAACCATCTGTTTGCTTACCATTTCTAAGTAAGAAAACAATCTCAAATGGATATATTTCATCTCTAAGATAACCTCTTAGATTAGCAGCATTTAATGGATCAGCATAGTTTTCTGTAGAAGGAATTCTCCAAGTTTCCCATGCAAGATTAATTTGATTAGCAATCTTTTGATAATTCACTCTATCTATAGAAGTAAGATTATCCCATACTAATAAATCTTGAACTGATGTTATATCTTGAGCAATATCATAATAAGGAAACTTCTCAATTATATCTGCAGTGGAAAGTGGAATAGCTGTTACATCTTGACCTGAATAAACTATTTGTTTAGTAGCACCATCAATAAAATATGTTCCTACCAATGAAACAGCACTAGCACCATTTATAGTTTTAATAACAGCCAAGTTATAATATTCAAAATACCCTGTAAGATCTATATTACTAATATCTATTGCAATCGATTTACCCACAGGATAGTTAAAATCATTTGTGGTAAGTTGAGGATTAGCAATAGGTGTAGGATTGGTTACTGAATAGTAAGAAGTGTAAGCATCTCCTAGAGCACTACAGTATTGAATGGCAAACTGATATGTTCCAGCTATTAAAGCTCCACCATTAAGAATACTATTAATTGATAATTGTGGTATATTAAAATTAGGCTGAATACTTAACTTATTACAATCAATTACAGGAAGTTCAATTGGGTTACAAATAACTCCATCTGGATAAATTGTAGTAAGTGGAGGATTATTTAAATCTATAAATCTTCTAGGATTAAGACCATCTGTCCAATATACCTCTGTTGTACAGTTTGTAATCTTATGTACAGCTTTATGAATTGGATATTCTATATTAAAATTAAGACAATCTCCATTAATGTATTTATGATAAACACAATCATTATTAACCATATATCCTATTTCAGAACCTCCTGTTAAAGGATTTGCTAAAAAGAATATATGTTTACTTTGTTCTTGAATAAAGTGTTGACCAATAAGTTGATAACCATCAGGAAATTGTAGGCAAAAGGTATTTCCCTGCTCATTCTGATAGTTAACAGAATTAGCATCAAAGTTTTCCAATGCAGCATTTAAGGCATAAGTAAGCTTACCTTTCTCAACCTGATTTACGGTTGAATCCATATTTAAACCAATTCTACCAAGATTATACTCTTGTCTAATTGGTCCTTGTTGTTGTTCTTCAGCCATAGTTAATTATTAGTTTCTTCCCCAACCGTATGCGTTATAAGATCTATTAGGTAATTCATACATATTGAATCTATTCAAGTCATTCTTAATCCTTCTTTGTTTAGCCCAAGGATCTTGTTTCTTAATTTCAATATCAGCCATGATGAAAGCCTCATCAGACAAACCTTTATAATATCCTAATTTCTGTTGTAACTGAGCAAAGGTTTCATCTGTTAACTGATTAGTTAATGTTTCAAACACTTTATACTTAATAAAGTGCTCAACATATTCTCTAATACGATAGTTATCAGGAACTAATTGATTACCTATTTCATCATACTCTGTAGCATAAAATATCAAATGAACTGTACCTTCTCTAAAGTTGGTAACAAATTTATTATCTCTAATATCAAATGAGTCATAGCTAGCAGAACCTGGAGTGAACTCATGGATTGGTGGAGGTGGAACATAAAACTCCCAAGCATTAGTATATTCTACATCACAGTTCTTTCTTACAGATATATTACCTGGCTTAAGTAAGTATTCATTTCTATATCCTCTAGCAACTTGTTGATTAGTTTTATATACAGCTTGTATAAGTTCAGGCATACATTCAGGACATCCTGTAGTACATTTTGGATTAGTACATGGTACAGTTCCACTTATATATGGAGACACTTGAATAGTTGTCTGTGAGGATGCTTGAGAATAGAATGAATTAGCTGTTTGATAAGGATAGTTAGATGGTATCTCTGTACACATCCAAGCTTCTCTTACAGCATAGAAGTTATCAGGAAGTCTAGATTCAAAGTCATTCATATGAAGAATGTCTTCAGAAATGACATAAGTTGCTCTACCTAACTTCTTTAAACATTTGTCTAAATAAGTAGGAAACAGCAAATCATCCACTGCACCTGTATCAAAATAACTTTTTAACTCTTCCTTAACAGTTGCATAGATTGGTTGAGGAGAGACAAAGTTGTACTTGTAATAGTATGACATTTTTTTAAGTTTTCCATTCACAATAAATATGTTGATACTTATTGTCTGTTTTTATATAATGTGAAAGTAACCTAGATGTTGTACGAGTAGGTTTAAAATACCAAAGATTTATATTCTTTAGTCTAGCTGTTTCTTTGAACCACATCCAGCCAAAGAAATAACCTTCTGTGTGATAATTAAAGTTGTATATTATTTTACCCTTCTCTTTACTTCTTTTCCAATCAACTGGTAAGTTAATATATTCTTTACCATCTACATCTTTTAGTTTCTTTCTTTTCTTTTTATTGATTGAGAACTCCCCAAATCCAAAAGGAAGCTTAGCTTTCTCTCCTGTTTCTAAAATATAATTCTTGAAAGATTCATTATATAGATATATAATGTTTCTCCACTCATCAAATGTAATTTTAATAGTGGGATTTTTTTTGCAGAAATTATTGTAGTTTTCCTTACTGGAGCTTCTCCAATCTATCTTTATACGCATGTTTACACTTTACTTACTTGATCATCTTTGACATCTGCTGTTTTATCATCGTCAATTTTAAAGTATGTCTGTAGTAACTTTTGATTGGTCATTGCTAGCACTTGTTGTTCTAAATAACCAGGGCAAGCATATTCTTTATCTAATGGATTTAAGCAATATTCAGTTAAATCATATTCAACATTGCCACATCCACATTCTGGATACATTAAATCATTTGGCACATCCTCTTCAAAGAATGCAGCCATTCTAACTGATTTCAAGTTAGGATTATTTACATATAGATATTCATTAGCTATCCAATAGTATTCTTGCTTTTTAATAATAGGAAGCTGTAACAAGTTTAAATATCTATTGATTGTAATTTCTTTTAATTTCTTACCCTGTCCACCCATTGCATTAATTGACCAAACACCTTGAATAAGATATTGATAATTTCCTTCAGAGATACGTGGTAATTTAAATTTAGTTCTTGCAACAGTACAAGGATCTGTATATGCACAACATTCAGAGATAGGAACTTCAACAAGCTCTAAGCAAGGAATGGTTGTAAATACAGTGTCAGTAGCCCAAAGCTTTCTGAGGTTTGCCTCACGTTTTACTAATAATTGTGTGTTAACTCTGATTTCAGAAGCTATCACCCTATCTGTAATAAGGTTATCTGTGGATATGAGTTTGTTCATACCACGAATATCTGAGACCATTTTTCTTAATGTTGCCATTATAAATACTGTTTGAATATATTTGTCATTCCTGAGGCTTCTTCTATTAAGAATCCAGTCACCTCAGCTTTAGACATTGTGTGACCATTCTTATCATCCCAAAGACTCTTAGCATTAGAGAATGCTGGAATTTGGTAAAATTTAATACCATTAAAATCATGACTTACTTCATGATGTTTATCTCCTGTGAATATATAAAAGTTTTGATGGAAAGACCAACCATCTTTAAACTCCATTGGAAATAATGCTGCTAACTTAGCAGGCTTAATAGCATCTCCATGGTTAAACATCAATGCTGAATTACCATAACTTATGTACTTTCTATATTTAGGAGAGCAGTCAAAGCTCAACCTTTCTATGTTTCTAAAGTAAGTTTGTAACCAATTAACCATATGCCATCCTACAAACTCATCATGATTACCTGCTACATACACTATATTTACATGTTCAGCATATTGTAATAACATTGTAATCATTAATACCTCATGTCCACAAATGTATTCAAAAGATGTTTGATATGTATGAGTGTTTGTCTGAGGAGTGCCCTTTGTAGTCATTCCTGTAAACTCACTGTTAAACTCATCAGAACCAAGGATATATGTAATTTGATCTAAGTTATTTGAAAGTGTTGCTTGATTAGCAATCACCTCTACCTTGTACATGATATTAGCTAACCTATCAGTCACATCATTATTACCATCAATGTCATATTTGTTCAAATGAGAATCCTGTTTGTTAATAATTAACATAGCAGGAACCTTATTTCCTTCCCACTTAGGACTCATAACTTCTTGACTTACAGGCTTATATGAAGCTAAAAAGTCTACAAACGCATCTTGAAAAACTTGTTCTGTAGACTTCTTCCCTAACCAGGCTTTTACTTGCCAATGAGGATAATCTCCATTCCCCCAGTAATTCTGTACATATTTAGTTATCTCCCACTTGTCTGTATCTATCTTACACTTCTCAATTAGCTCATCTAGACTCTTAATTTCATCTTTTGTATTTAGGACTAATTCTCCTGTACCCTTAGCTATATCCTCTGTAAACTTAACCACCTTTTCTTCTAGGTCTGCTATATAGTTTCCAATCTCTGCATCATCTTCAACTGTCTCCCTTTTCCTAATATCTAGCAGTAACTCATCTACTTCAGCCTCTGTAATTCCTAGCTTTTCAGCATAGTATTTCTTTGATTTCTTCCAATGCAACATTTGCTCAAGCTGTTCTAAAAGCGATTGGTTTTCAGACATACGGTTAAGTTTAGTTAAAATTACTGTAAAGATAGGGAATATTTTTGATATTCACCAAATTTAATTAACTAATTTGATTATATAGATTAATCAATCTAATTAGAGCTAAAACAAAAACCCCCAGGGTAGAAACCCCAGGGGACTCCCTGTAAACCAACAAACAGGGTTTTTGATATTTTATATTAACACTGATTGGAATTATATGTAAACCCACCTGATGACAAATGCCAACAAATATTATTATTATCAAACAAGTAATCAGTTATAGGATTACCTAAATGATCTCTAGCTATAGCTGTACAGGTTGTAGCACCTCCTCCACCTATTCCTGCAAATGAATTACTATTAGCAATAAATAAGGCATAATCACTAACATCTAAAAATATTCTTAGTATTGTACCAAGACTACATCCACTTGATGGATTTGCATGAAATGCTATTTCAGCTAATGTCACTGAATAAGGATTTGGTGTTGTTGTACTAGATGTTGTACTAGATGTTGTACTGGTTGTAGAACTAGTAGAACTAGTGGTAGTTGTGGTGTTTCCTATAATATTAAGATCTATGTGATTTCCACAAACTCCTTCAGAAGTAACTCTTATTATAGAAGTACCATCAGGAACTGTTCCTGTTGTAAATCCTCCTGTTAATACACTTTTAGCTATTCCTGTTTGAAAAGCATTTGTATATCCATCTAAATCTGAATAAAGATTAAAAGGACCTGTATCAGATCCTGCTAGTGTAAGCGTAATTTCTGCTGTCATATTGGTTTATTTATTTATTTTTATTAATTTATTTAACAGCTATCCCATTCCAATATCTTGAACCAGCAGATGTCATAGCAACCCAAGATGAACCATAATCAGATGAGCAATAAAGATATCCATTTTGTACTGCTAAATATTGATGTTGACCACTTGTTGACATTGCTGAAGCTTTAAAATTTAGAGCACCTAATGAAGATGTTGACCAAGTAATTCCATAATCACTAGATAGATATGCATTATGTCCATAATCTCCTATAATCCAATATTTTCCAGTTGAAGAAATACACGCTGTTCTCCAAGTACCTGTTCCTCCTATCAAAGTAATTTGTGTCCAAGTAACTCCATAGTCTGTTGATTTCCACGAGTAACCACCATTTTGACAAACTACCTGATACATTCCATCATTTGATATAGCGCAAGCTTCCCAATCTACAGCAGAAGAATTAATTGCACCTGATATTCTAGTAAAATCTACACCATAATTAGTAGACATTTGTACAAATCCATAACCTGTTGAACCTCCTCCTCCTGCTGCTGCTAATGCATATTGTCCATTACCAGAAATAGCTACGCATCCATACCACCATTGCCCTGAAGTACTACTATTACGAAAAGTAACTCCATAATCACTTGAATATTTCACATAGCTAAAATCAGGCGCATATATTTGATATTGGCCAGTGCTACTAACACCTAAAGAATATGGGTCTTGATAAGGGTCAGTGTCTGGTGTCCACGTTGCACCATAATTATTAGAAGTTCTAAGAACAGCAGTAGCCCCACCTGTTGACTGATATTGTCCACCCCTAGACATTCCTATTGAAGTCCAATAATTTGAGCCTACTGAAGTTAATGCATTCCAAGAAACTCCACCATCTGTTGAACGATATATGTAACCAGGATTCCCATCTATAGCTGTAATATAGTTAGTTCCTACATTTGAAACTAAATTTGATTTAACAACAAGTTGATTATTAAGTTTAGCTATATCATTTATATAAACATAATACTCTGCTTCACTTTTATTAATTTGTTTATTACTAACTGGAATTGTATTTTGTAATGTAAATACACCATTATTAACTGCATCCTGTAAGTTATTACATGATACCGTTTGATTATTTGCTAATGCTGACCAACTCATTATTTATTTAATTTAGCTTCTAATTCTGCAATGCGTTTTTCTAAAGCTGCTATTTTTAATGTGTGAACATCTGAATAGTTTACCGTTAATTCATCTTCTCCAATTACTGCCTCAGGAATAATTGTCTGTACTTGTTGAGCTGAATAACCAAATCTAACCTTTTCATTATCTTTTCTTGTAAATTTAATTACATCTATACCTAAAACATTAACAGTTGGATTTGTTTCTATAACATTCTTAAATCTTATATCTGAACTCTCATAGAAAGCAGAAGCTGTAAAACTATCTGTACAACCAGATGCTCCATACATAGTAACACCTGTACCATCATATCTTATTCTTACTGTACTTCCTCCATTAGTATAAAAATACATATTTCCATCACTAGAAGATGTAATTTGATTTTGATAAGTATTTTCATTACCACCTAAAAAGAATCTTAAAGAACAAATAGTAGTAGAATCAGCAGAAAAATCCCAATAACCAGCATCTTTTGAAGAAATATACATTCCTGTCACTGAATTTTTCAAACCATATCTAACAACAGAATTTATATACCATCCACCAATAGTCATATCACTTCCACTAATTGTCATAGTGGTGTTAGCTGTAGCACTATTTGATGTACCATTAGCAGTTAATATAGATCCTGAATTTGTTGGAGATATAGAAGTAAATCCAGGTCCTACTGGTCCCACTGGTCCCACTGGTCCTACTGGTCCCACTGGTCCTGTTCCTCCATTTGAACCATTAGTACCATTTGTACCACTAGTACCACTAGCTCCATTAACTCCACTTGTACCACTAGCTCCATTAACTCCACTTGTACCACTAGCTCCAGTAACTCCTCTAACTCCTGCTATTGATAAAGTCCAAGATGTAGCTGTTGTTGTTCCTACATTATAATCAGCTGTAATTGCAAATGATGTACTACCTGTGATAGTAACTATTCCTTCAAAATAGTTAGAAACAGTATTAACTGCTCTAACTCTATCGCCTGTTATGTAAGCTCCCTGTCCATTAGTTGTTAATGTAATTACTCCTGTTGATGCAGGAGTGGCACTTGTTGCTGATGTAATATTTGAATATCCAACACCAGATGTTCCATTTGTACCACTAGTACCATTAGTTCCACTTGTACCTGATGAACCGTTAGTTCCATTTGTACCACTAGTACCATTAGTTCCACTTGTACCTGATGAACCGTTAGTTCCATTTGTACCACTAGTACCATTAGTTCCACTTGTACCTGATGAACCATTAGTTCCATGTGTACCTGAAGAAGCTGATGTACCACTAGAACCATTTGTTCCATTAGTACCAGTTGTACCACTAGAACCAGTTGAACCACTTGTACCTGATGTACCATTACCACCAGCAGCACCATATAAATTTACAACCCAAACTGCATATGTTCCTGAACCTGTAATTGTTAATACATTAACAGCCATTATACCTGTACCACTATTATAATTAGTAACAGTTCCTTCCATTGTATTAGAACCATCATATGCTAAAAGTACTGTTTGAGCCACACTATAAGCAAGTCCTGTTGTAACAGTTAATGTACGACTTCCTGTTCCTATTGTTAAAGATGTAGTAGAAGTTGTAAGATATTTATCTCCATTTGCACCAGCAGTTCCTGATGAACCATTAGTACCAGAAGTTCCTGATGAACCAGAAGAACCAGATGTACCACTTGTTCCAGATGAACCACTACTTGCAGATGTTCCTGCAGAACCAGATGTACCACTTGTAGCAGAACTACCAGATGTACCAGCTGTAGCATCACGACCTGAAGTTCCAGATGTACCAGATGTACCAGATGAACCATCTGTACCAGAGAAACCAGTAGAACCAGAAGTTCCAGAGCTTCCACTAGATCCATCAGAACCACTTGTTCCACCTGATCCATTACGACCAGATGTACCACTTATTCCATTAGTTCCAGAAACACCATTAGTTCCAGACACACCACTAGTTCCATTATGACCAGATGTAGCACTTGATCCAGATGTACCAGCACTACCAGTAGCACCAGTAGCACCAGATGTTCCAGAAGAGCCATTATGTCCAGAAGAACCAGAAGTTCCTGAGGTACCATTATGCCCAACAGGGCCTGAACCAATAGCCTCATCTATCTTCTCTAAGGCAGTAGTTAAACAATCTCCATTGTGAACTCCTGAGTTAGGTAAGTTAGGTCCAATATATTCTACGTGATTTGAATCAGTTTCGCAAGCATTACAACCAGGATTTTCATTTGGTTGATAAAATGCACTATAGCAAGGATCGCCAGGTTGACACATTTATTGTTGATTTATAATATTAAGGAATATACATTATATAGTTACAAGCTAATACAGGTTGTATGTTAGCATGACCTAAACCATTTCCTGTTGGTGAAATAGTCATAGTTGTATTTACATCTACAGTTATACCTGTTTTACTAGTAGTTGTAGCTTTATTAGATGAGCCATTTTCACTACCAAATACATTTGAACCATCTCCACCACCTTTATTAAGATAGTTAAAATAGTGACTATGTCCAGGATCATTTACTTGAGCACTAGAAATAGCAGATGAATTATGTGAGTGACTTGGTAATTGTGAAACATTTAATGCCACTGTATTTGCACCACTTACATCATAAACACTATAATTTGGATTACCAGCAAATGTAGGATTTACAGCAGGGTTCAATGCACCACCAGGAACATTATTTATAGCACCAACTCCCACTCTACCTCTATGATCAGGAGTGCCATTATTTCCATTACATAAATAAACCTTATACCAACCTAATGTAGAAATACCAGCACCTGTACCATCAAAATTGGTAAGAGGTCCATAATATTCCATAGCTGTATAAGGAATCATTTTTAAATATTGTTGATTAGAACTTCCTCCACTTGTACCAGCTATATAAGCAGCAATTAGAGTGTTTAAGTCAGCAAGCTTTACATAGTTTGTACTTACATCAAGTCCTAAAGCAGTTAATCCTGCAGCAGTTGCACAAAGCTTTGTAATTATAGCTTGTACAATATCATGAGTATCAGAAGAAGCAGTTACACCTGAAAGACAACCAATACTATAATCAGCATTCAATGTAGCTAATATAGAATCAATTGCTAACACTTGTGCTTGTAAGTCACACTCTCCTTTAGCAAGAGCTTTAATCCAATCTTGAGAATTATGAGTTAATCCTGCTGTAAGATAACCAGTAATTAATGTACATACGTCTGGTGAAGCTAGAGTAATTGCATCTCCTGTACCAGTTAATAATGGTACAAGTTTATCTGTAATCATTTGCTCTACATGCTTCAATGTATCTCCTGTAGAGATATTTAATGCTGGGATACTTAAACCTGTATACCTAACACATTCATCAGGAGTAACAGTAACACATCCGTTATAACAACTTGTACAAGACATTTTTCAGTTTATTTATAAATTAACAACTTCACTTTACTAGCAATCATTTGTACTGTATAAGGTTCACAGTAAAATGGATTACAAAGTTTATATGTTAATATTTGTTTATAATTTAATAAGTCGCCTATCACTTGTCCTGGGATATAATAGTTTAGTGAAAATACTAAATTATTATACTGAATATTAGCCCAGTAAGTTAAGCGTTCATCTATATCAGATAATAATGCAGGGATACTGGCACTATCATAACAATCGGTTAATCTTGGAGATAACATGTTTAATTCTTTGAGATGCTTGTTTCAACTTGTAATTACATGCTGAACATAAGCCATTAATTAATTGACAACCACAGCCCACTTTAAGGCCACAGTTTCTACAGTTTGCCATATCAATAGAAGTTATTTATATAGTTGTTACCAGAACAACCACAGTTGTTGGTTAAGAAATAATCTAATTGTCTATTTGCTTGAACATATAGTTTGTTTGCTGTATCTATAGCACAGTTATTAGCTGCAGCAATAGAACCTTGAATCATGAAATCTATACTACTTAACTGAACCTTTGATTGTGTTCTAATAGCTGAATCACATTCCATCATATCCAGTTTCATAAATGCACCATCAAACTTTTCTTGGATCACTTCTGTACGCATGAAGTTCTTTTCTACAAAATTTGTAGCAGCAGGAGCCACTGAATATTTTAAACCATATATACCATCTGGTAAAGGAGTGGTTGCAGGAAATGGACTTAATCCTAACATAATAGAATTATATACATTAAAATCATTTGGTCTAAATGGAAGAGAGACAGGAGTAGAGAATCCAGGAATACTAATCTGCATAGTAGGAGCAGAAACATTAGGAGGAGTAGTGTCATATACTGATATGTCAGCTATACCTAATGTTTTGGTAGAATACGTATTTATTACTAGGAAATCTAAAGTCATCTTATTTAAAATAATAATGCCAGAGGATTTGAGATTCATCCTCTCACCCTCTGGCATAGGTTAATATGATACTACCCTTTTTCTTAAGGAATCAAAGTAGTAGTTGTTGAAGTACTTGGCCATATAGTAGTTGTAGTACTTGTTGTAGAAGTGATTGGACCACTGTCATCAACTGGAAGTCCTAATGCTGGTGTCAAGATAGCTAAGATATCTGCAGTTTGACTTTGAGGAATAGCAATAATTACAGTGCTATCTTCAATGATGTAGTCACCCCACTTGTACTCTGATTTGTCAACTGTGTTAAACTTAATATACAAAGTATCATAAGTTGTACCACTAGTTACCCAGCTTTCAAAGTTTTCGTTGTAACCAACCATTCTGTATAAATGCTTCAAATATCCAGCTTGATAACTATAGAAATTCTTTTCTAATTGTTGAATCTCAGCAGAAGTACCAGAAACATAAGAAGAACGTTGAGTGATTACAGGCTCAGCTACCATGTTACAAGGATCAGCAACAATAAAGTCAGCAGTTGTAGCAGGACCAGCAAAGATGAAGGTTCTGAACCACATACGATCGTACTCCCAAGGATCAGCAGCAACGTCACAAGGTTGTCCATAAACAGTTAAAGGCTTACCGCTAATAACTAATTTAGCATTTTGATCGTCACCAACTCTTTGGAATTGATAGAAAGTACTAAAAGAAATGTTGTCAGGGTTGTTACCTGGGGCTTTCAACTCTAAATGATAAATTAAATTATCAATTAATTGAGGAACATCAACATCTCCACAAGGGTTCTCACCACAAGCTAAGCAAGGAGCATTAACTGTTACTGAACGAGTGAAACCATTAAAGTACAAAGTATCAATATAAGAAGAATGAGCACGTAAAGTTAAAGTGATGATTTCTCCTGGTTTAACAGTGAAATTACCTACTTCAGTTACTTGATTAGCAGCTACAGGATTTCCTGTAACACTGTACCATTCACTTACATTAGAAGCAGAGATCTTATCAGATCTTTTGCTACCTTGCAAATATGTGTTTACTCTACCTTGAGCGGCATAAAAATAAGGGGCAGCTGCAATATTACCTGCAGTTGCTACAGCATAGGTATTGGTAAAGAAACCAAATTGTCCTGCTGTTAAGTCTTGTGTGGATCCAGTGCTAGGTAGAGTGTTTCCTACTGGCACCACAAAGAGCGTGGTTAATGAAAAATCCATTTTGTTTTATTTAAATTTTGAAAAAAAATTACTCGTTTGTTCTTATTCTAACTTCAGCAGCTTGTACAGCTGGAGCATTCTCTGTGTACATTGCTAAGTTCTCAACTGTTAAATCTACTAATTCATCTTCTAGATACATAGCAAGTTCACAATCTGTGGTTATAGAATCTGTTCCATCGAAGTGAACATATCCCACTTTATCTATATATCTTGGATATCTTAAGTAAGATAGATATAATGTCTTTGGAGTGAAGGTACCATCTGAGTAAACCATTATCTGGTTTGTATTGATGTTACTAAATGTCTCCTGATATTCAAATGATGGTCTATAGTGAGTGTTGTTTATAATAACAGGAATATCTCCATGTTTTACTAACTCTCTATTAATCCATATAGTTCTGTCTACACATCTACCTTTATCTGCCACAACATATGAATCCATGTAGAACATATATGCTGGTGTAATTCCTGTTAAATCTGCAGTCCACTGATGTAACTGAGGGTTAGTTGGTACCAAGGGTAAAGGATGATCCTCATAGTTTTCAATCAGTTTCTGAAGATCTTCATAACGCTTTCTGAAAGCATCCAAACCAAGTGTACTTGGAGTGGCTGGACCATCAAGCTTTTGCTTGACCATTTTAATTTGGGCCTCATTCAGAGCTAAAATCTTATCTTCTAATTGAATCTGTTGATGTTCGTTAGTTGATAGTTTATTTAGTTTCTGATCTATTTTATATAATAAACTATCTACTGGGATCATATCGATGCTAATTTTTTACTTTTCAATTTGCCTTCTAATGTTAACAACGCATCTTGGTTATCTTCATCTATTAAGAACTTCACCAAATCTTCTTCATCTTTAGCTATTTCATTTTCTCCTTCAGTAATTTTACCATTAGGTTTTACACGATATATAGAGTGAGTGATAGCTTGTTTTACTAAATCTTTAATATGGAGTAAGTTTTCCTTCATGTCTGCAAACTGGCCAAATACCTGTACAGGATTTAAACCTTGATGTTTACCATTCTTGAATTCTGTTTGTTTTAATAGGTTATCCACTTGATTATATACCATGTCTTCTCTTGAATCTTCACTAACTGGTAATCCTAATAATCTAGCCACTTTACGTTTCTTCTCTGCAGACATTGCATCAAATTTAATAATAGCCTTATTGATTAACTGCTTCTTCTTAAATATTACTGCATTTTCAATTTCATCATCTGCTACATAGAATTGTGTATCTGCTGGATATTCACCACGCTCCCAAGCTTGATAGCTAGAAGCAATTGTTGGATGAACTCTTAACCAAGCAAAGGCTAATTCTTGAGATGGATTGCTAAAATCAAAATAGTTATCACCATCTAATAATTTAACAGCTTGCACATGTAACATGTCATCTGAAGAAGTTGATAAACCATAGTTCCAGAAACTAGAACGAGGACCTAAATCAATATCACCTAAAGCAGCTTCTAATCTTTTACGTAAATTAGTAACTCTTTCAATTTCTAACTCTCTTTCAGTTATATCTTGTATTCTTCTGATGTATGCAGCACTAGCATCTAAGCCTGTTCTGTACTGTCCATCAAGTTCTTTATAAGGATACTTAAAAACTCCTGTACCAGGAATTCTTGTAAAGCCTTTAAGAGCAAGTCCACCTTGCATAGTTTGTAACTGAGAATTGTTATACTCCTTCTTTAAAGTGGAGATTTTTCCTATCTTACCCATTTTTTATGTAGTTTTTGTTTGGTTTATAAAAAGTTGATTTCTTCTTTCAATTGTTTTAATTCTATGACAATTTGCACATCTCACTTCACATTTACTTATCTCACTTGTTAGTCTTTCTAAAGACCATGCATTATTTACTGCATGAGATATGTTTCCTTCTTTATCATCATTTATGTGGTCAAATTCTAGAACTCTTATATCTGTGTTTCCACAGTCTACACAAGGATGATTATTTAAGTAATCAGTTACAAATTCTCTGTTTCTCTTTTTACAAACCTCTCTAGAACTACTTCTATTGAGTTTTATAGATTCTTCTTTATTTACAGATCTGTACCTACCCATATGTAGTTTTATTTGCAGATGGTTCCCATCGAAGGGAACACTGTACAGCATTTACTTGTACATGTCCATCTGTGATTGTGAGAAGACTCACCCACTTTTGATGAGTGGGGGGCAATTCTTCTCGGTATTTGTAGAGCATTAGTTCTAACCTTTGCCCTAGATTTTTAGAATTGTGGTATTTCTTCAATCAAGACTGTACGAGACAAATCTTCAATAAATACATCACAACGATCTTTCATCCATAATTCATAACCAGGGAATTTGTTTGCAGAACTCATACCTTGAGACTTAGCAAAGCCTAAGTGGTGACGAGTACCATCAATATAACCCCAAGTCATAGAAGGTGCACCCTTCATTCTTACCTCACGGATATTGTTAACCATAGAACCATCAGACATTGGAGATACATCAAACACCATAAATACTGGAGTTGATTTCTTGTTTTGTCCAAACTCTAAGTTAGTTTGAGGTAAGTCTAATTCTTTCAAGTGAATAAGTTCAACACGACCAGTCTCACGAGTTACCATTGCATCAAATGCAAAGTTGTAAGTGATATGTTGTCCTTCTCCTTGCATGTAACGATTACCAGAATCAGCCATGAAAGTTAAACCAGAATTTAAAGCGTCATTCTTCAAAGCTTGTTGGAACACGTCAAAACCAGCTTCATTAGTATACATTTTAACTCTACGATCTTTAACATCCACACGTCTGTAGAACAAATCACCAAACACAGAACGAATCAAGTTTGCAGTGAATTCTCCACGGTTGTACTGAACTAAGTTACCGTTATTTCTCATTCTGTGGTAAACACCAGCAGAAGTTCTCTTCAATTCTTGCTTAGAACCATTAGTTTTAACGGTACCTGGTTTAGCCCAGATCATACGCTTAACTTTTAATTCTAACATAGATTTACGCATCCAGAACTCAATAAATGGTTCCCATTTAACATCGTTACGAGTTAAAGGTAATTGGTTACGTCTTTGAGGAGCATAAACCAAAATATCTAAAGGCTTACCAGAAGCATCTCTCATCATCTTATCATCAGCCCACTCAGTGATTTTGTGCTCATAACCATATGCAGAACCTAAAGATTCAAACATTGTGATTTGCTCACCCAAACGAGGAAGACCTAATAAATCTTGATCAAACTCACCAATAGCAGCATCAACCAATTCTAATTCGATACCAATTCTTAAGAAGATAGGGCTTACGAAATCAACAACTGGATTGTCTGTAACCAAAGTGAAAGTGTATAAGTAACCAACGTTCCAAGGTTGAGGATCTTTAGTTACGTAGAAACGAGGACCATACTGACGAGTACCTACAGACACAATTGCATTCTTAGAGAATTCGTTAGTGTCAATAATCAATTGAAACTCTTGACCATCAATACCTGGCTTAACCAAGTCTAATGTAGTTTGAGGGATGTCAATGATTTTAGGGAATTTGTACGGAACTTGTACTTGCCACTTCCAAGCATCACTATTATTATCAATATAGTAAGGAGTACTCTTGTTAATCATGTCCAAGAAATCATTACTGTAAAGAGAACTCTGAGTGTAAAGGCTTATGATTTTCTTATCATAATCTGCTGGCTCAGTAGAGTGAAAGCTTTCCAAGTGGTTAGAATCTGTTAATTTACCTACAGCACGCTTGTCCATAGAAGCGACTCTAGCATAGGTAAAACCAGTTAAACCTGGAATTGTTTGAATTGCCATTTTTTTATTGTTTTAAATTTTTTAATTTATATTTGTATTATACAAACCAAGAAGTGGAGTTTGCTTGTGTTTTACTTCCTGATTTGATTGCACTCTTCTGAGCTTGTCTAGCCACCTCACCAAATAACTCGTTGGACTTTTTGGTAAGACCTGTCTTTTGAATGGTAGATAATGTAGGATCTTTTTCTAATATTTTTAGTAAAAGCCCCACCTTAACTTTCTTCTCATGATTCTCAGGTCTCTTTAGGTCTAGGATAGTACGATCAAACTCTGTAAGCATTTCTCCTGTAGGAGTTTTGTATCTATCTGTAACCAGGAAATCTTGTAGTTCACCAGCAAGTTTTGGGTTCAAAGGAATACCATCAAACTCTTTAGCCTTCAATTTATCTTGAAGAACATTTTGAATATTAGCAGTGTATTGTTGCTTATATTGAGCTTGTTGTTGTAATTGTACTTCCCTTTGTTGCTCAAGTTCTTGAAGCTTTGCAGCTTCCCTTTTAACTAAAACCTTGTGATGCTTTGTAGCAACTGATTCAAGATCTCCGTAGTTTTTAAGTCTTTCAACTTCTGTTGTAACATCCTCAGGATCAAAGCCTTGATCAGCTAAAGCTTGTTTTAACACTGCAACTTGATTCGCCTCTTGAGTTAGGTCCATCTCAGTGAATGACTGTATTTTATTAAATGTGCCAAAATAGTCTACAGGTTTAACCCCTTTTACAAATATGGCATCAAATGCATTTTGATAATCTTCTCCGTATTGACCAATGAAGTTATTTACTACTTCAATAGCTCCTTTCTTTTTCTCAGCATTGAAACGCTCAAGGAATTGTTCAGGAGTTGTAATTGGTTCTTCATCTTCATCATCTTCTTTTGAAAAGACTCCTAATTTGAAAAGGTCCTTAGATAAAGAACTGAAAGTTGATTCAGCAGGAGCATCTCCTTCTTCTTCATCATCCTTGTTTTCCTCGGTAGTTGATTCAGCTTTAGGAGCTTTAGTTTTTGTAGGAGCAGGAGTTTCATCTTCTTCATCTTCTTTATCATCTCCTAAAAGGAAATCTTGAAGTGATTTAGTTGAATCTTCTTTATCTTTACTATCAGTTTCTGCTGCAGGAGCATCCTTTTTAGAAGGAGCTTGTTTTGCTGGTGCAGGTTCTGTAGTTTTATCAGGAGTATTAATATCCTGAAGATCATCTGGATTAGTTGTTGAGGTTTCTGGACCCATTAAGTCGTTCAACAACTCTTGGTTTCCCATTCCCATTTCCATAGTATCTTGAATACTAAAGTTACCAAATGATTGGTTATCTAAATTCTCAGCCATATGTAGTTGTATTTATTTGGTTTTCAAGTGTAAAAGTATACTAAGTTAAATTAATAGCAAAGAGATAGAACACTATATCGCTTGATATTCAGGATAATATAGCATTAATGTTTTTTGCTCTAATCTAATTTATTAAGAAAGTTGTCATTTATAAGCCTAATGCTTCTTATTGGAGCAAGATCTGTAAGGGTAACTTGTTGAACCTCAACTCCCCACTTCCTAGCTTCCACCCTTACTTTTTTAGTTAATGTGTTATCAAGTTCAGAATCTGTACATTCATCTAGCGTCATAGACATAATGACATTTTTTATAATACTTGATGACATATCTGACAAAGCATCCTGAGCATCATACACCTCAAGAAGAAATATCTTAACATCAGCTATTCTATATTTGACTAATCCCTTAACAACTATATTCTGTTTATCTTTAGTATATAAAGACTGAGCATCAAGACTTAATGTTGTAACAACGACATGCTGATCTATCACCTCATCAAACATAGGTATTTTTAGATGTATACCTGGCTTGAGAAGTTTTTTAAACTTCCCAAACCTAAGTAATACAGCTTCTTCGTAATCTCTGATTATAACTATTGGCTTTATTTCAATCCACCAATTGGTTAATAGTTCAACCAGTTTATCAAACATAATTATTTAGTTTTACTTCTACCTTTAGCATTAATTTTAGCTATTTCTATATCGTCTTTATGATTCTTTCTTTCATTATCTAATTTCTCTCTTTCAACCTTAAGCTTTTCCATGGCTACATTATTCTTACTTTGAATATCCATCATTTTAGTTCTATAATCATTAGAAGCTTTTGTTTGTTCATTTGCTAATCTGTTAGTTTCTAATATATCAGGAACACCATTTTGATTTACATCTAATGGAACATTCTCTCTACCCTCAGCTTGAATAGTAGCAATCTCTTGTTTACTGATTCTATCCAATTCTTTTTGATAGTTATCATTAGCCATTTGCTCTTGTTGTTGTCTTTGAGCTTCTTGGATTTGAGCATCAGTAGCATATCTCTCTTGATCAATTTGTTGTTGCTTCTGTTGCATTTGTTGTTGTTGAATAGTATCTTGCTTCTCTTTAAGATCTTTAAATACTTTCTTCATCTGACGTACAGAGTTAGTGCTGTATAACTCAATTATATCATATAAGCTTCCACCATTCTGAATAACAGCTTGAGATAATCCTCTGATTTCTTCAAACATCTTCTTATCTTCTGGTCTGTTAGTTAAGAATACTTTTAAGTCTCTGAATTTCAAGTCATTACCATTTACAGAAACAAAAGCAGAGTCTCCTCTAGAAGTAACATAAGAAATTGTAGATTGTGGTTTAGAACTTTCTACATATTGAGCAGCATCAATAATAGCTTGATAAAGTTGGCCTAATATGTATTCATGAGCTACAAATAAAGGTTCTGTTTGAGAATAACTTTGTTGAATAGCTGTATTGGTTCCTGTAGCTGATTCACTAGCTGATACAGAACCAAGTCTTTGCTTAGACATACCAATCAATTCCCAACACTCATTTTTTAATTGCATAGCAAGTGTATAACGAGATTGAATCTCCTGAGTACGTGTCATGTCAATATCTCTGAACTGATTGAAACTAGAAGGACTCTTCAAATTCTCAGGACTATCATCTATAAATACAACTCCTCTATTACGAGCTTCCATTTCCCAAATGTCTAATGCATCTTGAGCATCACCATCTTTAGGAATAGGAATGTGTCTAATAGACATAAGCTGAACCTTACCTACCTCTTTCTCAAGAAGTTTATAAAGCTGGTTCATACATACATTATATAATACTTGGAAAGGTTTCATAAGATCTACTAAGCTCTTAGCTTCTGTATTCTTCACCTCATGAATCAATCCTATAATAGGACAATAGTCTAGTAATTTATATGGTTTGATATTGTAGATGTCTGGACCAATCTTAACTCCTTGATACCATTGGTTAATCCATCCCCATTCTAATGACACTTGTGTAGGAATAGTTCCTGATTTATAATCTTCATCTACAAGTAATGACTGCTCATTACCCATTTCATCTGTATAGATAAGTTTACCTATCTTCTTCTTAGAAATCCAATAAGCTCTTACAGTTACATACTTATAACCAAAACTACTAACGTTTGACGTTAGTCCTAAGAAGTCTTGTAATCCATCATTGTTCTCTTTCATTTCAGATTCAATAATCATTCTAGTTTGTAGAACTAATGGATCATATGTATCATATTGTACAGAGTCAATACCTGGTGTAGCATTAGGATTACCTAAATTAGATTCACGTACATTGATTAATCCATAATCTTGTAGTGAACTTCTTAGGTGATCTATCTCATCTTTAGTTAAGTCAGGGAATGTTTCAATAATTTCAGATAGCTCCATAACTTGTACAATACCAGCAGCATATGCTCCTTGTGCTCTACCTGTAGGATCTGAAATCCATTTTCTATCTGGAGTAGTTAAGAACCAAGTGTTTTTAGGATTGGCTACCTCTACATTAAATCCTAGTTTAGAGTTGTCCTCATAGATATGATAAAACTCTCTAGAAGATATTAATAAATCTCTGAATGCATCTTCTGATTTTTCCTTCATTACAAACTCAGCTTTCTGAGATGTAAGTATATGATTAGCCCATTTCTCAGCTACAGATGTGTAAGAATCAAGTTCATCCTTCACCTCATTTAATGTCATCTTTTGAACATCTTCATCACTAAGTTCTTCTCCTTTTAATGCAGCATCTTGTTGAATCTTTTCTCTAGCTTGACCAATAACATAATCCTGAAGAATTTTTGTTTTGAATTCTAGCTCCTCTGATTGACTATCAGAATCAAATGCCTTCACTCGAAAAGAATCTGGTCTCTTACTAATCTCTCCAACTAATTCATTTAATGGTGTAGTGATGATTGAATACATCTTTACATATGCTGGAAGCTGTAAGTCTGATGTAAGAACATCAGTGAAACTTCTAACCTGTGGCTCTTGATAAAAGTCTTCCATACGTAGAATACCTTTTACCAAATCATAGTTTTTAACAAATGTATCTCTGTTCTTTACATATTCAGCATAAGCTCTATTTGCAAAGTAATCCATTGTATTCTTAACCCAACTCTCGTCTTGCTTCTCCTTATCAGTCTTAAACTGATCAGGGAAGATGTTTAAATATGCATACCTTATGGTAGCGTCTTTAGTATACCTTATAATTGCCATTATGTAAACAATTTATTTTTATGTTTTCTAGGAGTTCTTCCAAACATCCCTCCTCTTGATTCTGTAAATAATACATTTCCTTTCTTCTTTGTAAACATTGCTTTTACTCTCTCATCACCTGATCCTCCCACCTTTCCAATGATTGGGTCCATCTTAACTGCTTGAGCAATAGCAAGTTCTGCAGCAATGATACGGTCAAAGTTACCTGAATCATTGTATTGTATAATCTCTTCTAACAATACAGGATCAAATATCTTATTCACTCCCAATGTTTCTCTTATAACTACACCATTATCATCCTTCTCTATATGTATTGCTTCTTCCATATACTTCTTTAAACAAGTGTGAAGATAGTCAATTATTTTCTGACTTGAACGATGAATTCCATAATCTCTTTTTACAGTGGTATTTGGAACTATTTCTTTAAGCCAATCAGGTTGTCTCTCTAGATAATGTGCATCTCCCTTACTCTTCATATATTCAATAAAGGATATATCATCATTCTCACAAAGTGTACGTGCATTATAATATTTAATAAGGAGTCTAGCTTGGTCATTCCAATGATCCTTATTATCTGGTCTTGCACAATAAGAAGCTACAAACATATCTTGATACTTCTCACCTGTTATATCATGCATTCGTTTATAAACATAAACTGCTCCTAGAGAGGAGCTATATGCTGATTGTCCTTGTCTGTAAGGATCGACTCCTGCTACATACAATCCATATGCTGGATTTTGTATAGGGAATTCATATATAATAACAGGTGCATCTTTATTATCACTATTCTTTAAAGGGAAGTTTGTAATAGGTAATTTGTCTGTAAACTCATGCTTTACACCTTCTTCTTCTAGAATTAGAATAACAGGAGTTCCTGTTCTTTCTTGTTGTTGAAGTCTAAACTTCTGTCTCTTAGCTGATTCAATATCAAAGATGTTTGTATCCTCATTCAAGAATATATCATCTACCTCTTGTGGGTAGTACATCTTCTCTTTTAAATAAGCTACTCTATCTCCAGCTTTCTTAAGTCTTTCTAAATTCTTATTAGTAATCTCTGTAGCTTTTTCTTCATTAGAGACTAACATTTTTATATTATGTAATTGAGAATCAATAGGTTCTTTTAAGAATGCTCCAAGTGTAGATTCCTCCTTTGCCTCCATTCTATACTTGTGATTGATAAACAATCCATGTATACGTTTATCATCTTTCTCATTATTATATGTAAGGAAATTAAAATTCTCTACATCAAACATTAAGCTTTTAGCATCCATGAATTTCTTCATATCCCCACCAGTCCCAGTAAGTATGGGGCTACATCCCCAACCATAAGGTGTAGTGAAACCTGGAATAGCAGCTTGTAAGCCTCGAAGGAAATTTCCTTTACCAATTTCATCTATAATTAATTTACGTGGTTTTGTACCTGCAATTGCTTCTTCATTATTACCTTCATCAAGGTTACGAATTAGAATAGAAGAAAATGGAATACGTTCACCACCTTTAGTTTTAATACCTAATGTGATTTGGTTCTTCCAATTATCTTCAATCCTCTGCCATCTCCAATATTCAGGAATGAAATTCAAACCTTTATCAATCTTATCTGTAATAAGTTTAATATCTGGAGCATTCAAACCAGCAATGATGTTTTGGCTATTCTCATCAAATGTGGCTCCCCATGCTATATAACTAGCTTCAATAACGGACTTAGCAAAACGTCTAATACCTAGAATGACTAAGCCCCTCTTATCTTGCTGAGCTCTGTCAATTTCGTTTGTTACAATCCATTCATTATCACGTAGAAAGGGATTGGCATATTTTTGTGATATTCTTCCACGCTCATCAATCACATCCACTTCTGTATGCCATATATTTAGATGCCAATATAAAAAGGGGTTAATATAAACCCCATCCATCATAGCACCATTTAAACATAATTCTTTATGGAAATCAAAGAATGGTTTACACTCCTGAGAGTCTTTATCAGGAATACGCTTCTGATTAATAAACCAGTCTTTGTAATCTATATTCTGTAGTTCCATTATTTTCTGTTCTTTAAGAACTCTTCAGCTTGGCCTCCTAGTTCTCCCTTACCTCTAATCTCCACCTTAGCTTCTTCCATACTTCTCAACTTATCAACCACCTCAACTAGAGCTAAATAGTTTTTCATAGTCTCTTGAACAAATTTACCCTGAGCTTCAATAGAGGCAATTACCATAGGTAACATTCCTCCTTTAGCTGTAGGTTTCCACTCAATCCTATCCTTCAATTCATGAAGGGGATTAGCATTAACATAAGCTTTCCATGAAACAAGCTGTTGCTCAGCCCATTCAAGCTCAGTGTTTATATATGTAGTTTTCTTAATAGTCGCCATCTTCTTCCTCCTCTTTTAATATATTATCAAGATCCATTCCCTCTTTTATAATCTTCTCTAGTTCATTATCATCTGTATGTGGAACATCCATTCCAATCTCAGTCTTATATTTCTCTAAAGCAAACGCTATTTCTTTATCTGTTATTCCCCATATATCTCCATAATCACTAAGAGCTGTAGCTAAGTGTCTTCCCAAGTTGTATGTAGGAAAGTCCTTATGTAGTTCTTGTAATATATGAAGAGCTTGTTGGTAGTTATTCTTCTTACTCATATTAGTTGATCTAAGTCTTCTTCAGACAGTTTTTCATCCTTTAAAGACACAAAGTCCATACTTGGAGCATCTTTAAAATTATCTTCAGCACCCTCCATCATATAATCTGATGTGAATGTGATGGCCATTCTTTCATCATCCCCTTCTGGCACTGCTATTATATCTATATAATCTACCCCTTTATTATATAAGTCCATAAGTATATCTATGAAGTTATCTAAGGGGATTTTTTTAATTGATGGTACGTTGCTTTCCATGGATTTCTTTTTTTAAAGCATCCTCTTCATCAATGGACATTACTTCCTCCCATTTCTTCAAAGGACACGAACATGATAAACATTTTGTCTTGGCAGCTAGTGTACATCCACAATTTGTACAATGCACATCTGGTCTAACAGATTTATGTTTTGTAGATATTAATTCACATTCATTACATATGGCCATTCTTTCCTCACCAATCTTTTTTAGATGAGCTCTCATTTCCTTGGCTGGAAATAGGTTGTTTTTCCAACCCTCATAAACTTGGGAGAAATTAATCTTCATATGTAGATGTTCTAGCTTTTAATTCATTTATAGAAACTATTGTCTTCTCTAGAGTGACAATAGAAGATCTTCTTTTCTGTTCTGAAGTTTCTTCATTTTGTATTATCTTCTCTAGAGCCCCTTTCTTAGCATTCAAAGCTCCTATCCTTTTCACTGCCTTCTTGTTGTTAAAGAAGAACTTTCCAAATCCACTTATCTCCACACTACTGTTTAAATCCATTGCTTCGTTAGCTGACTGAAACTGATGGTTAATTACAGCTTCAATTAACTTCTCACTCTTCAGGATTTTTACAGCCAACGTTCTAACTAGGAAATCCTTGACGGACATTGTTATTGGCTTATCCATGTATCACATTAATTTGTAATGTAATGTCCTTATCAAAATTCAGGACAATAATTGGATTCACCTTTATCTTACTGCCATCCTTTATAAACACCCCTATACGCTTCAGCTTACTTATCATATTATTAATCGTAGGGGGCGAGGAGTTGTATTTCTTGCAGAACTCTTCTCTGATGTTGGCATAGGAGATGTTTCCCTTTATAGCTGTAAAGGCTATAAGCTGTATCTCCCTGGTGGTAAGTTTTAAATCATTAACAGCTGACAGCAAACTATAATACTTCTCAGCAGCAGCATAACTATCTGTCACTTGCTTCTTAAGCTTCTGTACTATTATTTTGTTTGTTGGTTCCATATATAATTAGAACAAAGGTAGGTGTATTCCATTGATCTTCAAATAACTATTTTAATTATTCATAAACTTATTGCTATATTATCCACTATTTTTCTCATTGGTGTATTTAGAAGAACCTAAGCCCTATTCTCCTTCCCCACCCACACTCCCCAAAGTTAATGGTGTCCTTGTGATATAAACAAATTTATTTTTAAAATGTGGATAACTTGAATGACAGGATATTATAATCTAGGTACAGCAAGATATTATAAATGGGAGCAACCTGATAAAAATAGGTGCAAAAGCATATAATATATTATAAACAGTGCAAACTATATTCAAAAACATATAATGTCCCTTATATAGGACAACCTATAGCTTGACATGTCCCTTATAAGACACATTATGTTCACAAATAAAGCTTGTTCACGAATACGTGAACAGAAGAAAAATGTGAACAATATGTAAAGCAATAGCTTGACAAAACGTAAGATGGGTAAAGCCATAGCTTGACTTTTGGCAGAATATAGACTTGTTATATCTTGCCAAATGATTGATAAATGTCCAGATTTTGATCGATAAAACTGGACAATCTAGGAAGTGAAAAGCTGCCAAACCAGGAAGTCCTTGTTACCTTTATATATAAATGTGTCACAAATATTTGAAAAAGTGTGACATGCCCTGCATGAAACTTTGGAAAAATTCATGCAAACATTTAACATGGGCCCATGGAACAATTAACATTAAACACATCTAACTTATTGGTTGTTAAGCAATTAAGTCCATAGTTCCACAAGGAACGTTTTACAAAATTTTTTTTCCAATTTTACAAACCTTTTATATTAAGGTGAGGGGAGTCCACACCACATCACAACCCCCTGTGCAAGTTGGGAGGTTGGGGGTGCTCCCCATGCTTCGAGTGGTCAAATTGAATTCTTAAAACAGAGTTCAGAAAACAGATTTTTGAGACCATACCCTGTCATAACCCTCAACCAGTCATAACCCTTTTTACAATCTAAAATAAATAAAATTATGAGAAGTACAGAAATTATTGCTTACCAATTAGAGAATGATGGTATATGTAGATTTGTTTACCACAAATCAATAGAATCATTAGAAGTAGTATCAGTGGATAACTACTTAGGAATGAGAGACTTTTTAAAACGCTCTGGTGGACAACAACTTCCTAATAACAAAGACATTCACAAATGGGCTAAAGAAATGGAGACACAGCTCTCTGTTGCTGTTCATTAGTGATGCTTGAACAACTGTAAAAGGTTCTGCAGGACTCATCTCTCACCCCATTTAAGTTTAATAAACTTGGGTAATAGAAAGAAGAGGTACAGTTGTTCATTCTTCACCATCATCCAGTCTTAACCCTTTAATCGAATTGGGGTGCAATAAAGTGTCATATTGTGAGATGAACATTGAAAGATGTCGTGCTCACAATGGATGGACAGCCCCATTTTTAATCATTAAATAACAATTATATGAACACAACTAAGTACATTGAAGAATTTAGAGTTAATGGTAATGGATTTGAACAGTTTTCTGATGATGCTATTGTTTATGCTATTTTAGAGTATTCTAAATATCCAAGACATTTTAGTAAAGAAGAAAGAATTGTTTACTTCTATGATAAATGCTGTGAGTATGAACAAAAACCTCAACACACAATAATTGTTGAGTTCGATGAACAGTATGGTTTTTTTACAGTATTAGTGCCTCTTTATTGTACAGACACTAATCACAAGGGCTAACCCCTTAAACAACTTGAGAATTTCTATTATTAATAAACAAAAAACAAAACAAATGGCATTAAATTTCAAAGTACGAGAAGCACGTGCACCAATTGCTTCATTAGGTAAAGTAGTAGACGTATTAGGTAAAGGTGGAAAGATTGAGTTCAATCCTCTTAACTATGCTGCTACAGACAGACGATTAGTTGCTTACTTAGTAAAAGCTGACGGTAGTGAAGAACAAATCACTTGTTCTCAACCAGTTAGTGAAGGTGTAAGAAGCAAAGAGATTTCATTGAACCAGTTAATGGGCTTTGAAATCAAAGAACAAGTTAGTGCAGCAGGTGAGGTTTACAACCAAATCAACAAGCCTGACAATGCAACAAGCAGAATCAGCTTTGATGCTGATGACATCACTGTTCAAGAGTACAAAGTAGAAGCTCTTACAGAAGATAAGATTAAATCATTAATCGCAGTTAGCTTGTAATTAATAAGAGGGCAGTGTTCCACAAAGAACATTGCTCTCTTTATATATATTATGAGGGTGTAGGGGCCAGGGGTTGAGGGATAACACACTGATTATCAACAACTTCTCTGTAAGAATGAGAATAGGTGTAGGTACTATAGCTGCTTTCAACCCATTATAACAACATTCATAAACTATGCTATCCAATAATAATATATATAGCATTAAATAACAAATAACATGCATACATTAGTAATTACATTCAAACATGGACAACCTATATTTCCTTATAGTATTAGATATGATGGAGAACTTATTCATTATAAGATATATGATAATGATTTAGATCATTCTGTTCACACTGATAATATAGATGAGGTTAAGCTTATATCTATTAGTCTTCTTAATAGTTATATTAGACATATCTAATGTACCATTTCTATTTCCCAAGGATAGACAGATAGTGATCAGGACTATGTAGCAATACATTGTAATTGCTCTGATTAAATGTACATGAACAGCTATTTGAGTACAGAGGGATTTGTTGCATATGAATACATTAGAATATACAGCTGAGGCAACATTAGGCTATATATTCGCCTTTTAAACACAACACACTAAAATGGCTGTATACAGCTAACCAACTTATTATGGAAAATAATTATGTAGTTTACTTAAACAAACGCAATGATGTATATGCAAGAGATGCACATACATGGGCAAAGAATAACAATATACTTGTTAAGGATGAAAACATTATCTCTGAGGTGGTATTCTACAACTTCTTAGATAGAGGTCTTTTAGATGGTAAAGCCATCTATTTTTGTAAAGATATACAAGATGATAGAATAGCTTGGGAAGATAAATTGAATAACCAATACAAAATCAATTAGTTATGAACACTAAACTACACCAATTAGACAAATTTACAATGTTGTCTTTATTAGAGGACCAACAAGACATGGCTCATAAACAAATGGGCATATCTCATATTATACATTCTTATTATACAAATAATGGATATGTTGAGAGCGATGACAATCATAGTTCTGTTGAGAATTATGAGATTGAAGATAATAAACACCTATATGATTTATTATTATTTATGTGCTATGACTTTAGTGAATTTATTCAGAATTATGCTATGGGATATTATATTGATAATCTTCCATTGAATAGAAATCCAATGCTTTTAGAAATAGAATATGATAATAATGAGTTAATATTCAAAATAGGAGCAGACACAGCTTACACCATCTTAATAGACAAAGAAGATCGTAGTGTAATAGAAGAGAATAGAGAGATTGTACACAATTTCTTTAAATGTTATACATATGAAATCATTAAAATTGAGGATAGATGGCATCATGCATACAGTCAAATAAATGACACTAGAATAGAAGAATTCATTCAGAAGCATACACATTTAGTAGATTATGTCCTTGAACTTAACTAATATATATCTCTGTTATTAGCCTTTAATATTAACCAAAGGCGATATATATTATATAACACATTATCAATCAACCATTTAACACACATCACTTATGAAAAAATTTGAATTATATCTTGGCATAGCCATGATAATTGCAGTAACGGTATTAATATGCATGTATATGTTTATATTCTCATATACAAGCGAAAGACTTATGTTTGTGTCATTCTTCTCAATAGTAAGTTATATTATAGCCTATTTATATATAGATAGTTATATAACTAGACATGAAATGCATCATTATCTAAAAGGATATGATGATGCTAGAAAGGATATTACATCACAGCATTAATATAGCATTCACACAGCTATTAAAGATATTGGCTAGGTTAGTAAGTAGACAATGTGTGTTTGGTTAATAGGGCTCAGCTTCCCCCAGCTGGGCTCTATTTTTTTTATTAATTATTAAAAACTAACACTTATGTGTATTTTATGTAATGCCTCACAAGAGCAACAAAAAGAATATGGTGTAGCATTTGGCTATCCAGATTGTTGTATTGATGAATATATTAATGACTCAGCAAGAATGATGAGAACAAAGATTGATCCTCGTAATAGAAAGCAAATTAAAATAGCTAGAGAGAAATATGGATTTGTTCCATGTAAATATCATGCAATGCTAATACATCAGGGTAAAACAACAGCTGAAGAATTAGTAGCTAATAGAAGAAATGCTGAACGATCAGCTGAACTGAATAAATTAGCACAAGAAACTGGATGGGAAGATTAATTCATTATTAAAAACAATTATATGTTTATAGAAGCAAAATTGGTATTTCAATCATATGTACCAAATGAATTTGAAATAGGCATGTTATTTAAGAGAACAATATCCATGCGTAAGCTTAAAACAACATTTAAGTATGATGAGATATTTGCACTTAAAGATATACCACAAGATAGAGAAGCATTTATACTGACCAATGGTTTTCCTGTTAAACCAACAATTGTTAGTATTACAGCTAATCCTGACAGGAATGCTGATGTATTAGCAACATCTGACCTAATAGGTTGGTGGGACGATGGTCCAGATACAGACAATCTCAGAGATATAGAGATTAAAGACTTTAACTATATATTAGAGAACTATGATGGTAATGTAGATATAGAAGTTAAAGATGATATGTTTGACCAAGGAATAGCTGAACCAGTTATATATACAGGTAAGGTTATATTGACTATTCCAACAGTTAAAGGAGGAGAATATGATGAAGAAGATGATGATTGGGATGTTACATCAGGTGATAGACTAGATGATGAGGAAGACTGGGATGATATGGATGATGATGCTGATGAACATGAATTTGAAATAGGTGGATCTGAATAATTATTAATATCTAAAAACAAAAAAACATGCCTTACTCAACATGCTGTGGAGCACACACCACAATGCCAGAAATTGATATCTGTCCTGATTGCAGAGAACACTGTGATTGGGAAGATGATGATGATGAAACAATTGCTAATCAAGCAATATTAGTTCAGTCTGAATTAATCACTATTGAATATAAACCAGATGATTATGACAGAGCTGAATAACACATTAAAAACCAAAGAGATGAAAGAGCTATTTAAAATTTTATTTGAGGATAAACATCCTGAAGATCAACCATTAAAGCTTGAAATTAAGCTTAAATCTACTGCTACACCTGATGAGGAGTTAGATCAAAATGAATGGTATCAATATATTAATCAATTAATTGAATCAAATGCCAAACGTTCCTAAACATACCTATCTAGATGCAACCAATAAGCACATGGTTAGAGAGTTTTTATTCTCTTTCTTTAAATATAGTGCTATTGTAGGACTAGCTGGTCCAAACATCAATGAATATATAAAATGGTGTAAATCAAAAGGTTATAAAGATATAGAAATATGGGAGAATACACCTGAAGTAGCAATACATCAATTGATGAACATTAATCATCCTGTTAGAATGAGATTTGGTAACATATTAGATGCTGAACCAAATAGAATCAAGACATTATATGACCTTGATTATTGTGTAACAGCTCGTTATATGAAAGAACATATGAAGAAATTTAAAGATAACTTCATCATGACATTCTCTAGGAGGATAAAAGATGCTGAGACTATAAATACATTCTTTAAAGCTCGTAAAGAGAAAATAGTAGCATCATTAGATTCGTATCACCCATTTCATCATACATATTATGATACAGATAATGGCAGTAGATATATATTTGTTAACTATCATGACACATCTAATATGTGTTGTGTTGCAAAAATTAGATAACATGGCAAGAACATCATCATTCTTCTACACAGAAGAACAAACTAAAGAGTTAAAACAATTAGCATTAACTGATGAAACAGGAATAGCTATTGCTAAAAGATTAGCTAGAAAATGGAAAAGACCTTTTGCAGGTGTATATTGTAAAATTAGTGCATTACGCAAAACAGGTGGTAAATTAAAGAAAGAGAACAGAATGGCATTACCAGCTGGTTTCTCATTTGATTTCAAGCCTATTAGAGCTGAAATGTACAAGAATCACGTAAGACTATATTGGTAACCAAATAAAACACACACATATGGCAACTCTAATGGATTCTAGCAGAAACTATTCACATTTCGATGTGCTAACTTACACAGCTGATTCAGCTGCTGATAAGTTTATCGAGGCTGTTTATGCAATAAGCAGACAGCAAGCTCGTAACAGATTGATAATCAAAGATGGTAGATATATGTATACACCATCAGATGAATTTAATCAAGCTGGACCTAAATTAATCAGGTTTAAAAACTACAAAAGATGATATATTTCATTATCTTTGTGTTAATCGTCTGGATATGGATGCTCTATGAATTTCGTAGAGCTCCATATATGGATGATGATGGACACACAATCAACAAACATGATTCTTCAACTAAATCCAATGATACCAATAATCAGGAAATCTGATGGTATGAAAGGGTATGCCTTTCTAGTAATAGATTATTCACAAGAGCATTATTTATTATTTACATGTGCCATGCAAAATGGTGACATATGGTCATTAGATAATAGAGAAATATCTCTTCAAAATAATCCTTCATTAGATAGAAAAACAAACACACATGAATAATTACGAGGTTAAACAGTCAGCCATATTACAAATGGAAATAGATTATTTACGTGAAGAACTAGCTAAACTTAAGCAAGAAAATATAGAGCTTAAGCAAAGAATAGATAAACGCAAGAGAACAACAGGTAAAAAAGTGTATTCAGTAATTATTAAATCAGAACAAAATGAAAGAATATCTTAGTTTTGTATGGGAATCATTAATACATCCACATGAATTTATGGATATAGCACCAGCAATCCAGCTTATATTAGCTTTGATATGTTGGTATTATTGTGTTAGAGCATTTATTTCATTATATAAACATTATAAACATGGCAAATAGTAAAAAATTAACAGTAAAAGATATCAGAGCTCATTTATTTATTAATGTACGTGGTAATCATGTAGATTTAATATATCATGATGATTATGACAATGGTGCAGGACTTGGTGCTGCATTATCTAGCTTATTAGAAGAAGATGATAAACTATTTGATATAATGAGTGCTGCATTACTTACAGCTCTTGAATCAAAAGCAAAAACTGCTCCTAAAAAGAAAGATAACCCTAAACAAATGAATGGTGTTAAGAGTGATAAACCATTTGTAAAGACTAGAAAAAAGGTAAAATAGAAATAAATTTCCAATTTAATGCATTAAATTACACATTATGAATAAGTATTTTACATTTTATGAAGGTTTTAATAGACTAGATAAGAGTGAACAGAGATATTATTTATGGGACATGATTAAATGGTGTGTTAAACAATATATTAAAACATACAAGAAATAATGGAAACATATATATCAGAAGCAGAATTAATGATTAGTGCTAAAAAATTTAGAGATACACTGACATATGATGAGAAGTTTGATTTTGAAATAGAAACTAGTATATTATACTTTGGAGACAAAGGTAAAACTACCACGAATAGCAAACTTAATGCATCACAAGCAAGAATGAAAAGATATGGTGTACATAAAGATAAAAAATAACCTATGAAAACAGCAATGGAAATGGCATTAGCAAGGATTGAAATGCTTTATATTGAAAAAGATAATATTCATTGGGAAATGTTTAAGAATGATTGTATGGAAAAAGAAAAAAGTCAGATAATAGATGCAGTTGATTATGGATGCTCTGATTGGGGAAGTTCTAAAGATGCAGAAAAATATTACAAACAAACCTATAACAAATAACCTATGAAACTAACTAACAAATACTATATTGATTATATAACTTTACCAAAAAAAAATATAAAAAATACGTTTAACAAACTAATTTTTGGTGGATTTATCATTGGAATTTTATTAGGAGGTCTAATGGGGATAATACTATTTTATTAACCAAACAAATAACTTATGAAAACAGCAATGCAAGAATGGTTTGATGAATTAAAAGCTAATTATCCTTATATGGCTAATGAAATCTTTGATAAAGGATTTAATAAATATCTTGAAAAAGAAAAAGAGCATATAATAGAGGCTTATTCTGAAGGATATACTAATTGGGATTCTGAAATGACATCAATTGAATACTACAACCAAACCTATAACCAAAACAAATAACCTATGAAGAAATATATAAACGCTATTCTATTGTTATCATCTGTGGGTGCATTGTTTTATATAATACATGACCAAAGAAAACAATTAGAAATATATCATCTAATGAAAACAGATAGCTTGCAACTTGAGTTGTTTAAAGCTCAGAACGATGTAGGTAGATATGAATTAGGATTGGATCATTTAAAAGAAATAGACTCAGTTGACTATAATGAGGTGATGGAATACATAGACCAAGAAACAGAATAATTATGAATGTACTCATCTATGATATAGAGACAATGAAAGAGTTGTTTCTTATCTGTATATATAAACCATCTACTGATACTACATATGAATTCAGTGTGAGTAAATGGTCTAATCAATTAGATGTATTTGCTAGGTTTGCTGAACAGTATGATGAGTATTATTGGGTGGGTTATAACAATTTAAGGTTTGATAGTCAAGTGGTTGAATATATATTACGCAACTATCAAAACTGGCATGAGTTGTCTGGATTAGAAATATGTGCACTAATAGCACAAAAAGCTGCAGATACTATTCATGACAGTAATTATGATGTATTCCCTGAATATAAAGAAGAATGGTTATCATTAAAACAATTAGACTTGTTTAAGATACACCATTTTGATAATAAGAACAGGAGAGTTAGTCTTAAAAGACTAGAGTTTGAGATGGATCTAGAGAACATTGAAGAGATGCCTATTCATCACAGTAAAGAGAATATGACTCAGGAAGATATAGCTCTAACGAGAGATTATTGTATTAATGATATCATGGCTACTTATGAGTTCTATAAGATTACTATTGGTGAAACAGAACATCCATTATATAAAGGAGAGAATAAAATAGAGCTAAGGCAAGATATATATGAAGAGTTTGGCATTCCATGTTTAAACTATTCTGATAGTAAGATAGGTGATGAAATGATTAAGAAGTATTATTGTCAGGAGAAAGGTATATTATACAATGATTTACCAAAGAAAGGCTTTTTTAGAAAAGAAATAGCAGTAAAAAATTGTATAGCTGAATATGTTACATTCCAGACACCAGAGCTGCAACAGTTCTATAAGCTTGTAAGAAAGCAGAAACTCACAATGGTTGATGATTTTAAAGAATCATTAGAATTCTATGGTAATACATATACATTTGCCAAAGGTGGGTTGCATACAGAAAATAAACCTAAAGTATTTGAAGCTGATGATGAAACTAAAATTCTTGATTGGGATGTCTCTAGTTATTATCCTGCTATCATTATTAGCAATGGTAGATACCCTCAGCACTTGGGTAAGGAATTTCTTCGTGGCTATAAACAAATGTTTGACAAGAGACTAGAGCTCAAGCCATTAGCTAAGAAAGATAAAAAGATTAAAGGTATTGTAGGTGCATTAAAGCTAGCTGTCAACTCTGTATATGGTAAGAGTTCTGATATGCAGAACTGGATATATGATAGACAATTAACCATGTTCACTACTATTACAGGTGAGCTTAGCTTGCTTATGTTAATAGAACAATATGAATTAAATGGTATTAAGGTTATATCAGCTAATACAGATGGAGTGACAATACTTGTAAAAAATGCAAGTTTTGATACTATGACTGCTATCAACAAGTGGTGGATGGATATTACTAGTTATGAGCTAGAGCGTACAGACTACCAGAAGATTATTTATTCAACAGTTAATGACTATTTAGCAATTAAAACAGATGGAGAAATTAAAAAGAAAGGTGATTTCCTCACGGATTTCGAACTACATAAAAATAAGTCTGCTCGTATTGTCCCTTTGGCTCTTGAACAGTATTTTGTTCACGATATACCTGTTGCTGACACTATTACCAATCATACTAATATATATGATTTTGCATTAAGACAAAAAGCTAGTAAAGACTTTCATTATGAAGGCTTAAGCGATGGTAATAGAACAATATATAATAAGCTTATTAGATATTATGTATCTAAAACAGGAGAGAAACTAATGAAGATTAAAAATCCTGAATGTCAATCTAATGCAGCTGATGCTAGTCAAGTGGAGGCTGGTGAATGGGTAATGACAGTGTGTAATCACTTGTTACCTGATCATTCATTAGACAATGTAAATCATGCATATTATATAGAGCGTGCTAATCGTATCCTTGAAAAGATACAGTTTGCAGGAAGGAAAAGAAAAATTATTGTTAATCCTAATCAAATGACATTATTCTAATGGGTAAATCACAATTTAAAATAGCAGCAGATCTAGTAATAGATGATTGCATAGCTAATGGACATAGATATCCAACAGCATCAGATTACTATTGGGCTTATAAGAAGTTCTTTGAAGCTATTGATAGTAAGTTTGATATAGACAAATTTAATGATTATATAATTAAAAGAATCTAATGGATAATAAGAAAAAAGCAGCAGAATTAGTAATGGCTTTCCTACCAATTGTAGGACAAGATCCATATACAGGTATAACAACAGCTAAAGAATGTGCTAAAGTGAGTGTAACTTTATTAAAGGAAACACAAACAGATATAAACTGGGAAGAAGTAGTTCAACATATAGATACATTCTAATGGCAAAGATAAATAGATTAAATATAGCTGAGCATTTACTTGATTATCAATTAGGAATGGTTGGTAAATCTATGCAAGAAGCACATATGACAAAAGAGTGGTATAATAAATGGACACTCACTGATGAACAACATATAGAATTTGAGAAATACGCTATTCCTCTTCTTAAAAAAGTATTTAAATTTAACACCAATAAGGCTAAAGAAACATTTCAATGGTTTGATTTGCAATTTGGCCTTAGAATAAAAAACGAAACACATGGATAATTCATTCTTGGCAGATCAAAGAAACAATGTTGATCATTTTAATTATTACTATTTCAATAATGTATTTAGTAAAGAAGAGTTAGAACAGATACACAAATTTGGAAAAGCTTCAGATATACAACCTGCTTCAATTTTAGCAGACACTGATGCTAGTAATCCATCAACAGATTTTAGAAAGAGTAAAGTGGGTTGGATTTTTGGAACATCTGAAAATAACTGGTTATATGATAAAATTTCAGGACTAGTTAAAACAGCTAACAAAAATACTAATTGGAACTTTGATATATGGGGATATGCTGATGCTTTACAATATACAATATATCATGGAGATGGTGGTCATTACAATTGGCATGTTGATATGGGTGCAGGTGCATCTAATAGAAAGATGTCTGTTGTACTACAACTTTCTGATCCTTCTGAATATGAAGGAGGAGAATTGCAAATAGACAAAGGTGGTAACATTGTATCAATACCAAGAGAATTAGGATTAATATGTATGTTTCCATCATTTTTATTACACAGAGTAACTCCTGTTACATCAGGAAAAAGAGTAAGTTTAGTAACATGGATGAGCGGAGCAAATTTTAGATAACATATGAAAAATAATAACAATAAAGCCCTTGGAGAAAGGGCTTTTATATTTGTAGCAATTATTAGTATAATATTAACAATATTTGTTAGTATTATGCATGAGATTTATTTATATTTAAACAAATAATTATGGGAGCATGTCAATTTAAAGAAAGAGGCACTGGTAAAACAGCATCAGAAGTATATAGAAAACTTTGTGAAATAGCTGAAGATGAATATGGTCATCAAGAAGGATACAATGGTACAATTAGTACCACTGCTGGATTCAGAGATGAAACAGAAGCATATAATAAAAGTAAATTTGATGATGTATATGCTTATATACGTAATAGATTTGAGAGCATGAACAAACGTGATTGTTCAGCTATATGCGTTGTACAGCCTGTAGGTAATAAGAACAAGACTAAGTCACAAGTGGAACATGTAGTTACACCTGGTACCAAGCAATGGGTTCTTAAATATGAGGTGGAGAACTTCTATGAAGATAGAGTGATAGCTTCATGTGTAACCAAGGGTGATGCTGTTAAAATGGCTAGAGCATATACAGAGAAAACACAAAGCTCTACAAAGATTATAATGCGTAAGGTTTTAATCAAATCTGATCCTACAGTAGCTAAGATAACATATAAGAAGTCTACAACTGAAAGAGATGGTGAGTGGATATTCTTTGGTTATGCAGCAGAATAAAACAAATAACTTATGACAAATCAAGATTTAATGGACATGATGACCAAATCAATAACAAGATTTGAGGTTATAGACCACACTTCCAAACAAGGAGGTAGAATAGTAGTTGAATATAATGTTAAAGTTGAATTGTCACTACAAGATGATTGTAAAACTTTAAAAGTATTCTTAACAGATCAAAAGAAATAACCTATGATAGGTAGTAAATTTCCTTATTTTAAACAAAAACAAAAAATCATGCCAGACATTTCAATGTGTAAAGGTGGATATTGTCTATTGAAGACAATGTGCCACAGATGTACAGCTACAGCTGAACCACTAGGTCAATCATTTTTCTCCGAACCTCCATATAAACTTACAATAGCATCAGAGGCACAAGGTGCTGGTACAGTTGTATTGACATGTGATTATTTCTGGAGTAATAAAGAATATAAAGATGAAAGACCTACAAATAATTGAGGATTGGGAGAGAGAATCTTTAAAAGATTTCATATATTTGTGTGAAGAACAGTTTCTATTAGAGCAGGAGTTTCAAAGAAGTATAAGAAAGCCTGCAGAAATAATAGTAATAGATATAGACAACGTATTAAATAAGACACATGAACATAACACCCTACCATTTTGAGGAGATCTTAAAGGCTGGCTATTCTTTAGATATAATATACTTTCTAAAGATAGCTAACGAAGGCTATGATATTGAAAAGCTATGCGATGATCCAAAGCTACGTGTTCTATGTCAGACAGTTAGAAGAAAAGGTTTACTATCAGAAAACTTTAAAATTACTGTTATTGGTAAATCTGTATTAGGATTTCTAGATGAGAAAGGTACACCAGAAATGAAATTAGTTAAGAAGAAACAAGTTTCTAACGATTTTGATGATTGGTGGAAAGCTTATCCAGGCACTGATACATTTACACATAAAGGTAAAGAGTTCTCAGGTACTAGAAGCTTAAGAGCTAAGAAGGACGATTGTAAAGCTAAACTAAATAGTATTCTTGCTGAAGGAGAATATACAATAGCTGAACTAATTGCTGCTATTCAATATGAGGTGTTACAGAAGAAAGAGAACTCTGTTAAAACTAAAACTAACAAACTTAGTTATATGCAGAACTCCTTAACTTATTTAAATCAAAGAACATTTGAGCCATTCATTGAATTAATTAGAGAAGGTAAGATTGTTAAAGAAGAAACACAAGTAGAAGGAGGTACTGACATATAATGACACCGAAAGAAAAAGCAGAAGAATTATATACACATATATTTGAATGCGTTATAAATCCAGAATTAACGGTATTGGAAATGGAAGCAATGGCTATACATTGTGCATTAATAGCAGTAGATGAGATATTGAATGAATTTCCACAGGGATTTAAAGGAAATTTTGAAGAAAGGCGAAAGCAATATTGGCAAGAAGTTAAAAAAGAAATAGAAGCATTATGAGTTTTGAAGACTTAAAACGAGAAGTGCAAGCAGGTCTTGATGGTAGAAATAACGGTATACCAATGGGATTCAATAGACTAAACAAATATATAGGCATTAGAAAGTCTATGTATACATTAGTTGGTGGTCTCACTGGATCTGGTAAAACTAGCTTCATTGATGATGCATATGTACTGAATCCATTTGATTGGTATATAAGTAAGGCTAACACAACAAATATAAAGCTTACTATCATCTACAGATCTATGGAGAGAAGCAAAACATATAAGCTTGCTAAATGGGTGAGTAGAAAGATATTCTTAGACCAGGGTATAATCATTCCTGTTAACAAACTGTTGGGTTGGACTGAAAAGATGACCAAAGATGAACATGATTTGTTTCTAATGTATGAAGATTACATGGGAAGTATGAAAGAAGTGATGACAATCATTGATGGTCCAGAGAACCCAGTGGGTATTGCTAAGGAACTGAAAGACCATGCTTTAAAGAATGGTAGAATAGAACAAGTGGACCAATACAATAAGGTTTATATTCCCAATAATGAGAATGAAATAACTATTGTTGTATTAGATCATATTGGCCTATTAAAGACTACAACAGCTCAGCCCAATAAGAAATCAGCTATCGATAAGATGAGTGATGAGCTCAGATATGCTAGAGATATGTATGGGTATACACCTGTAGTTGTGAGTCAATTCAACCGTGATATATCTAATCCAATTAGACAAAAGAATGGTGATGTTGAGCCACAGTTAGAGGATTTTGCTGAGAGTTCACAGACTCAGAATGATGCTGATGTAGTGTTAGGATTATTTGATCCTATGAGATATAAAATTAGTGACCCTAATTATAACTTAACTAAATTAAAGGACCAATATGGTGCTAAGTACTATAGATCCTTGAGACTAATTAAGAATAGTTATGGTGAAGATGATATAAGAGTTGGTTTAGGCTTCTTAGGTCAGATAGGTATGTTCAAGGAACTTCCTAGAAAAGATAAAATTACAGATGCTGACTATGAAGCAATTATTAATAAGACGTATTTCCTAAATAAATAAAATGAATATAACAACAAAAGTTTACACCACTTTTCCAAATGAGAAAAGTCATTGGTGGCAAGTGGTATTATTACCCACGGTCAGTTTGATGAATAACATCCAAAAGTTTGATCCATATGTAGCCATCAATTTTGAATGGTTATTTTGGTCATTCACAACTATAATAAGCTATGGCAAAAAACAAGCCCATCCTTACACTACGAGATAAGAGACAACAAGAGTTTGCTCAAATATTCTTAGACCATGGAGAATTTGGTATCCTTAATCTATGCCCTAGATTTGGTAAAATATTTACGTCCATTAATATATTAGAAAAACTGGACAAAGATATCAATATTCTAATAGCCTATCCTGATTTAAAGATTAAGGCTGCTTGGGAAGAGGATTTTAAGAAAAGGAAGTATAAGAATCAGAACATCACTTATACCACTCACTTATCTCTTAAAAAGCATACAGCTGGCTTCTATGACCTTGTAATACTAGATGAGATACATTTACTCTCTGAAGCACAAATAGAGGCTGTAAAGGAGCTACAATGCGTCAGTGTGCTTGGTTTAACAGGTACCCTATCTAGCTGGACAGAGAAAACACTTAATAGTGAGCTTCAGTTGTCAGTGTTAGCTAGATATCCTATTGAGCAAGCTATTGATGAGGGTGTTATTACAGACTATGAAATCACTGTGGTTAGCACAGCTCTTGATAATACAAGACTAAATGACTACAAAGGTAAACATAGAACAGAAAAGAAGCAGTTTGATAGCTATGGGTGGGTGATTGATCAACTAGAGAGACAGAATAAACCAACTATGTTCCTCAGGTTAGCTAGAATGAGAATCATTCAAAATAGTATAGCCAAGATGGAACTCACTAGAAGGTTATTAGCTAAACATAAAGATGAACGAGTGTTAGTATTCTGTGGACTCACAAAAATAGCTGATGATTTAGGTATTCCTGTCTATCATAGTAAAGCAGGTGAGAAGGATACATTTGAAGCATTTGCTAATGGTGAGGGTAATCATCTAGCTGTTGTTAAAATAGGCAACACTGGTGTTACATACAAACCACTCAACCGTGTGATAATCAATTACTTTGATAGCAATGGTGAGAATCTAGCACAAAAGATTAACAGATGTATGGCTATGGAATACAACACACCAGATAAAAAGGCACACATATACATTGTGTCATCTACTGAAGAAGTAGAAAAGAAATGGCTTAAGAGTGCTCTTGAGTTTTTTGATAAAGATAAAATAAAATACATATGATAGTTAATCTAGATAAAGAAGAACTTATTATAAAAGCTTTAGGTATTTCAGTTTTGGTTAAAAAAGAGGAAAAACTTATGACTATTGAGATAAAACAAGAAGGTTTTAAAGATCCTGTTAAAACAATAATTGTACCTGCCTCAATAAAAGGAGCAACTAAAGAAAATATAATAAATATATTAAAAACTCCACTAGAAGATTTAAATCTTTCAGTACGTTCATATAACTGTATAAAAGCTGCTAGAATTAATACATTAGTAGAATTAGTTAACTATACTGATACAGATTTAATGCGTTTTAGAAACTTTGGTCAAAAATCCATAGGTGAAATTCAAAATGAATTAGCAACAAGAGGGTTAACTCTTGGCATGAATACAGATGAAATATTTAAATACAATCTAACATTTTAAAAATCAGTTACATATGAAAATAGAATTAGTAGAAGAAATCAACCCAGGCACTGGTACAATGTATGCAGTGGCAAAAGATGGTAGTGGTGTTAAATGGTTTGCTACAAAAGAATTTGCAGAAGCTTACTACAATGAGGTTTTAGCCAATCCAGACATATTAAAACCTAGAAGAAATATTTTGAAATCCGAAGAGATTGATGTACCTTTGGAGGAACAAAACAATTAAAACTATGGCAAGTAAACTCATTGGTATTGTTGGTCCTACAGGGACTGGCAAATCAACATCAATCAAACATTTAGATCCCAAAGAAACTTACATCATTAATGTAGCTAAGAAAGAGCTTCCATTTAAAGGAGCAGAAAAGCTATATAATGCTGAGAATAAGAATTACAAGGAAATAGATGATGCAATTGAAGTGACTAGATTATTAAAGAACATTTCTGAGAAAGCACCTCACATTAAGAACATCATTATTGAAGATTCCAATTATATAATGGGATTCAATATTGTTTCTAAAGCTGACCAAGTTGGATTCACTAAGTTTAGCTTAATGGCTAAAGATATTGTGGAACTATTTAGAGAAGCTAGAAAATTGAGAGATGACTTAAAAGTGTTCTATTTCTCACATCCTGAAACTATTGAAGATAGTGGAGAGATTATAGGATATAAAATCAAGACAGCAGGTAAGTTAATTGACAATCAAATTGTATTAGAAGGCTTATTTACTATTTGCTTATATACAAATGTTGATGAAGCAAAAGATGGTTCTGCTACCTATGGTTTTGTAACTAATAGATATAAGAAGTATCCAGCTAAGAGTCCAGATGGAATGTTTGCAGATATAAAGATTCCAAATAACTTACAATTGGTGGTAGATACAATAGATGAGTATTATAAATAAATCACATAAAATCAAAACTTAGAAAACATGAGTACAATCGGTGGAAAAAAAAGAGAACAAAGTAATTTACCTGCTGACTTTACCAAAAAGGTAGGGTTATTTGAAGCAGAAGTGGTAGCAATCAATCCTGATGCTGAAGAGTATAAGGATATTTTAGGTATGGAACTTAAAGAAGATAGTAAAGCTACTGAGTATTTAGGCAAGGGTCAAAGTGGTAATAAAACACTACGTATTGACTTTTGGTTAGAAGAAGTAAAAAGTAAGGAAAAGTTCAAAGTGACATTCTTCTTAGAAGATGCTGCTAAAGAGAACAAAGATCAAACTAAGAAGCAATATATCAATGCTGTTGGTATGTGTTCTTGGGCTGATGATCCTAATAACTTAGCTAGTTGGTTTACAACTAGAGAATATCGTCCAGCATTTGTTGGTGAAGAAGATCTTTACAATTTCTTACGCACATGGTTAGGTAACCTAGACTTACGTGATGCTGAATCAACATTACAATTAGAGTGGAAAAAGCTTATGAATGGTAATGTTAAAGACCTTAAAACATTAATAGGTGGAGAATTTGCTACAAATGTAGTGGCTTTAGCTACTGTTAAGTCTGTAATCAAAGAAGATGAGACTAAACAATATCAAGCTGTATACAATAAAGCATTCTTACCTGGATATAGTTTAAAGCAATTTAGATTGATAGACTATAACAACTCTAGTGTAGTTAATACATTAAAAGCTAAGAAGTCTAAAGATTTGAAACCTGTTGAGCGTTTTGTAATAAATGTAACAGGTGAATATGGTTGTAAAGACTATTATACATTCAAAGATCTTAGAGAATATAATGCTGATGAGAATTTAGTATCCTCTGATAGAGTGATTGCTGATGACGATATGGATTTTTAATATTTGTTCCATCCTCCATAAAAAGCCCTCATCAGTAAAATGGTGGGGGTTTTAATTTTAACACATGATTAACGGTAAAAGAAAGACTAAGTTAACACCAGAAGCTATCCTTGACAAGATTAGTGAGTATGATATTTTTAAATATTATATGCCTAATCATGACTGGAAGCTTAATCAGGTGACTTATTCCCCCTTTAGAATAGAGAATAATCCTTCATTTGTTATTGGTAATAAGAGAGGATTCTTATCATTCATAGACTTTGCAGATACAAATAAGCGTGGTAATTGTTTTGATTTTGTCAGAGCATTATATAACCTACGTACATTTGATGATGTATTGAGACTAATTGATAAAGATTTTAACTTAGGTATAGTTACAGGTAAATATACAGATGATTATAAAAGAATAACATCTGAGTATAAACAACCTGAGCTTGAGAAGCGTTATGCATTCATTCAGGTGACTACTAGGAAGTTCACAAAAGAAGAACTTGCTTATTGGTCCACTTATTACCAGGATATACAAGACCTTAGAGATAATAACATCTATTCAATCAAAAACCTCTACTTAAACAAGTCTAAGTTTGTTCTCCCAGAGAATGAATTAAGGTTTGGCTATCTATATGAAGGACAGTATTGGAAAATATATAGACCATTTGCTGAAAAGAAACAGAAATGGATGCCCAATAATGTTCCTATTACATGTATGGATGGTAAAGAAGATATAATTAATTGTGAGACTGCTTTTATCAATAAAAGTAAGAAGGATTATATGGTAATGAAAAAGGTATTTCCTTGCTGCTGTGCAGTTCAGAATGAAGGTATTGGTTGCTTCTCCCATGAGAATGTGGAGTATTTAAAAGCTAACAGTGATAAACAAATCCTAAGTTTTGATAGTGATGTTACAGGTGTTACCAATTCTCAGCAGATAACTAAGTTATTTGACTTTGGTTATTGTAATGTCCCTAGGAGATATCTCAAAGAGGGAATAAAAGATTGGGCTGATTTAGCTAAAGCTCATGGTTTACAAGCTATACAAAATCATTTAATTAACAAAAGAATTCTATAATGGAAAGTCTAAAAACGTACAATAGTACATTGGAACTTCTTACAAGTGCACCAGTTCCTGCACAAACAAGAACATATAAACCAGTTAGTCATTCATCTCTAATCGACTTAACAATGAATGGTATTGAGAAAGCAGGCTTTATATTAGGCAAAGCTAGATATTCATCAGCTAGAGATGGTCAAGTTGCTAATGGTAGATTTACTATCACTAATGTTGCTGATAGTGAAATGGAGTTACAAATTGGCTGGCAGAATAGCTATGACAGAAGCATGAGCTTAAAGTTTGCTATTGGTACAAGAATTCTTGTATGCTCTAATGGTTGTGTATCAGGAGATTATGGTGCATTCAAAAAAAGACATAAAGGTGATATTCAAGACTTTACACCATCTGCTATTACAGACTATATAAAACAAGCAGGTGATGCATTTAAACTTATGCAACAGCAAAGAGAAGCTATGAAACAAGTAGAAATCACTAGACGTGTAAAAGCTGAGCTTATTGGTAGAATGATGATTGAAGAACAATTTATTAGTTCTACCCAGTTAAACATCATTAGCAAGGAATTAACTAATCCTTCTCATGATTATGGTGCTCCAGATAGCTTATGGGAGTTATATAATTACACCACATTTGCTATGAAGGAAATACATCCCACTTTATGGATGCAAAATCATATACAAGCTCACAAATTCTTTAATGAATATAGTGAGAATGTAATTGATGTTCAACCTGAAGAAACATTTACACAAATATCAATATTTTAATATGAATTGGGAGAAATTTAAAGAATGCTTTCATGAGTCTTGGCATGCAAAAATGCAACCATTTATTGAAAGTGAGGCTTGTGATAACATCTATAAATATCTCAAATCTGAGAGTCAGAGGGGCAAGAAGATTGCTCCTCTCTCCCAGAATGTATATAGATGCTTTCTAGAGACTCCATTAGATGAGTTAAAGGTGGTTATGGTAGGTATGGCTCCATATCACACATTAAGACATGGATCTCCTATAGCAGATGGTTTATTAATGAGTTGTTCTGTTACTGGTGAGCTACAACCTTCATTAACTCAATTCTACAAAGCTGTAGAACTAGAGGTGTATGATGGATTATGTGCTTATTGTAACAAAGAGAACCCAGATTTAAAATATCTGGCTCATCAAGGTGTATTGATGTTTAATGCATCTCTCACTGTTGAGATTAATAAAGCAGGCTCACATATAGAACTATGGGAACCATTTACTAAATATGTATTTGAGGAGATATTAGCAACCACAGGAGCTCCAGTTATATTCCTGGGTAAAGATGCTGCTCAATATCAAAAGTATGTACCACCATTTACATGGTCATTTGCTACATCTCACCCAGCTAGTGCTGCATATAGAAACACACAATGGGAATCAGGAGATGTTTTCAGAATGGTAAACAAGGTACTAAAAGACAACAACAATTTTCAAATCGAATGGTTAGATGGAGCACCATTCTAAAAACACAATTATGTATACAGTTAAAAACGGTGGAGATATCCACAAAGGTGATTTAGTTGCAATTAGCAACGGTAATGATTTTAGTGTAGGTATTTATTTTGGTCAGGGAAGAGGTGGTACATTTCAGTATTACTATCCTAGTTCTCCTGGACAGTCTAAAACATATTATGAAGATAGACTAAAGCTTAATGGTATTGAAAAGACAGGACCATTTAAACTTGGTAATATATGGAAAGCCTATGTAAATACACCTAGAGATACTAGAATTATTAAGTTAAATAGAAGCAATATTACAGACCAAGAAACAATAGACAATATAATAGAATCAAAAGAAATCCTTAAAGAATTTAATATTACAGTAAACTACTAGACACATGATTTTAGAAAAACAAACCGAATCACACATCCTTGAAGAAGGAAGTACACAGGAAACTGTGAAAATGTCACTAGACTTAGATTCTGCACAAGTGTTGATGCAGATGTTAAGTAAGAATCTATATTCAGATTCAATAGGCTCTACTATCCGTGAATGTGCATCTAATGCATTGGATAGTCATAGAAGAGCTGGATGTGACAAGCCTATCATTGTATCTTTCAAAAGAGCAAAGCAGGCAGATACATATGAATTTGCTGTTGAAGATTTTGGTATTGGTTTAGATGCAGATGATGTACGTAACATTATCAGTAAGTATGGTAAATCAACCAAGCGTAATAGCAATACAGAATTAGGTATGATGGGCTTAGGTTTTAAGGCACCTTTAGCATATAGCTCTAGCTTCTATTTTGTATGTAGAAAAGATGGTATGGAGCGTAAGTATATGATGTATGAAGGAGATGATACAAATAGTATTGATCTTCTTTATGAAACATCAACCACAGAAGCAAATGGTGTTAAGGTGATTGTACCAGTGAAGTATCACGATAGATACAATTTTACTAATAAGATTAAGGAACAGTTAGCTTATTTTGAGAGTGTGTATTTTGATATAGATAACACAATTGGTCATACTGTAGATAATAACTTTATCATACATAGAGCTGAACATTATCAGTATTCTAGTCTTGCTAATAACAACTATATGCATTTGTGTTTAGACAATGTATCCTATCCAATTGACTGGGAGAAGCTTGGTATTGATAGGATTAGTATGAAAATAGCTTTAAGATTTAGTCTTAGTGATGGATTATTTCCTACACCAAATAGAGAGTCTATTAGATATACACAGGAGGCTAAGCAAACTATTCTTGATAAGATAGCTATTGTAGCTAATATCTTTATGGAGAAGTTCAATGAGTCTATTACAGATAGTGCTGATATTAAGACTATTATGGAGTATTATAGTAATAACGATAAGTCTATTAATGGTGATTTTATAGGACAATCAGGAAGACTTGATATAAACCATTTACTTAAACATGCTACAACCAGTAGTAAGCAGCCTAAATTAAAAGGTGCAGAATCATTGAACTTAAAGAGAATCGCTGAAATGTGTAAAGATTACATGTTAGCTGAGTATCAAGTTAAGTATAGATATAATAGTAATAGATTTAATAAATCTACTAACTATTGGACTACTAACTTAAGAGTGAATGATTTTTCAAATTTTGGTTTTGGTGGTATATATCTATTTAGTGATAGACTTAATAAAGGTAAACAAGACTATTTAAGAAGTATATTAGGAGATAATAATAATACATATTATTTTGTTAAAAAAGATAAACAATTTAAGCTTGGAGCTAAGACCGTTACAGATTGGGAAACTTACCATTCTATGTTAGATTTGAGAAACCATCCAAAGACTCAATGGAGACAAATGATTAAAGAGTTTAGATATATAATAGAAATGTATTCTAAAACCTTTATTGATGCAGATGCTATTGATATACCACAAGCGTTCATAGATGCCCAAAAGGCTAAAAGAATGAAGGTGTTAGTAAAACCTACCACTGTAAATGGTGTTAAGAAAGTTAGAATGAAAGGTGAGTTCTCTGGTAAAAAAGGTGAATCAACCCAAAACAACCTAACTGACCAATATTGTAAGTTTGTCCCTAATACGTATAAAATGGAGGATATCCATAAATTAACAAAGTTACATGTATATGCTAAAGAAACTGATAAGAAGAAAATGGATAATGCTTGGTCTTGTTTTAATAAACATGCAGCATTTATATTAGTTGCACAAGCAACCTATGACAACTTACAGAAAGCTGATTTACATAACTGGATAACAATTGATAAATTTATGGAAGGTAAAAATAGACCATTTAAGACAGTAGCTACAGAATTTCTAATCAGCGATTTGATTGAAAAATATAGTGCTACATTTAAAAGAATAAATACAGTTAAAGAGATATCTGCTGATTTAGCAGATAAATTACAGACATTACATGAGTATCATAATAGTCAATATAGGAGTTATGCTGATGATAACACTAAAAAAGCAGTTATAGAACATGCTATAGCAAACAATTTATTTGACCAGCCTACATATTTAGTGTACAAGCAGGTTAATGAAGTGTTTACTAAGCTAACGTTCTTAGATGCTATATTAGATACAATGCATTATAGTAATTCTAAAAAGGATTCTCCTATGATGGTAGCTATAGTTGATTTATTCAAATATCATAAACATAAAGTTAATCTAGAGCATTATAAAATAAAATTAACAGAAGATGCTCCATTAGATGAAACATTAACAGAAGAAACAATTGACGAATTACAAACAATTTAAAAAACAAAAACATGGGATTATTTAGCCTAAGCTGGTTCAAGAGCCAGAAAGAAAAACAAATTGAAGATTTACGACATGACATTAGAGTTAAAGAATTAGAAAAAGCATTAGAAAGAATAGATGCTAAACCAGTAGATACTTTTCAAACTGGTTATAATCCTTTTACTGCTGCAACATGGACACCTGCACCAAATTTTAGTACTGCTGCAGGAGAATATACACCAATCTCTAAGCCATATACAAATATAAAGATGGTGAATGATACATTGACTATTGTATTATTAGATGGTTCTATCATTACTAAGTCTCCTGCAACTGCAGGGGATTTTAATACTGCTAGAGACTGTAGAACAGAATCTTGTTTATTAAATCTTGTAAGCACACAGGAAGTTAAGGATCAGAGAAGAAAGGCTGAAGCAGAATATGAGAAGGTAAAAGCTGTAGCAAGAGGTGCTGAGCATTTAGCTACATTAGATGAGTTTGAAATGAAACATGGTAGTTTGTATCTAAAGGGTATCAACAGAAGCATTCCACCATTAATGGTAGAGGAATTCTTAGAAATTGTTGGTACCAGAGGTGGTACAGATAATGACCAGTTTCAAGCTTTACACAGATTTTTTATGTGGTGTTGCTTGAATCCTAGAGCTGAGGTAGCTGATAAGTTATATAACTTCTTACAGAAGAATAGCTTTAAGATTACTAAGCAGGGGTTCTTTGTAGCTCTTCGTAATGTGGTTACACTCCATGGATCTACAGAACTAGTACAATTCATCAGCAATGCTTACAACAAGGTGAAGGCTGTATGGAAGAAAAGCCCAGCTGATTACACTGTATTCCTAGAGAATGGTGAGTATAGAATGGTTCATAAAGACTGGTTATTCAAAGTTGAAAAATGTACATGTGAATATTGTGATGGTACAGGATCTATTCCTGAAGGTGATTATGGTGATGGATGGGAAGATAGTTGTGAGTGTCCAGAGTGTGATGGTGAAGGTATGTATGAGCACACTGTTAAAATTGAAAATGGTGAAGAGATTGGTGGTTTAACAGATTTATATCTTGATCTTCCTAATAGAGCAGAGAATAGATTTACAGATGCTCATACAAAGACATTTGATATCAGAATTGGTAGACCAGTAAGTATGCCTATGGAGAAATGCAGATGGAATACTGATGATTGTGGTGCTGAAGGTTTACACTTTACTAGTGATGAGATTCATTATGTAGGTTGTGGTGATACGAGCGTTCTCGTACTTATTAATCCAATGAAGGTTGTAGGTATTGGTGAGTCTAAGGGTAGATGTTATGAGTATTTACCAATTATGACTGTTCCTACTGATGAAGCAACAGACATTTTACATGATTTAGACTTTGATACATTAGAGTTGGATGAGTCTTATGCTGTGCGTGAATTAGAAAACTTGGCTGAGAAAGCTAAAGAAGGATTCACAGCTGAAGCTAAGAAGTATGATTTTAATCTTCCTGCTTTATCTGCTGTAGAAGTGTATACAATTGTGAAATCTTTAGATGAAATTAAGCAAGAAATATCTAAAAGAATCGTAACAATTGATTAAATTTGTAGTCCCAGGAGTAACATCCTGGGGCTTTAAATAATATATATGACAAAGAAAAAAGTGGCAGTTAAACGAGTTAAGGCAGTTAAGACTAGAAATGCTGGTACTATGACTGAATCTGCTTTCTGGAGCTTTATTAGGAGTGCTTTAAGACAAAAGAGTAGATGGTGGAAACCTATTACACAATGTAAACTTAAAGCTAAACGTAAATATAAAGGTCCTAACAAAAGACAAAGGTTTGAGTATCAATGTAATACATGTAAACAATGGTTTGCAGAAAAGAATATTAATGTTGATCATATCATAGGAGCTGGTTCACTAAACTGTGGAGCAGATCTTGATGGGTTTGTTAATAGACTATTCTGTGAGATAGACAATTTACAAGTGTTATGTACAACTTGCCATGATCAAAAAACTAAATTAGAAAAGAAATGAGTTTACAAAAAGAAGCAGCAGTACATGTAAGTACTAAACCTGCATTTACGGAAGTTTGGTATGAGGGATATGTAGAATATAATGAAAAGAAGTTTCAATTTTGGCTAATTGATCCTCAAGGAGAAGATCAATTTGGTAATGAATATGAAATGGAAGTCAGATGGTTCTTCAAAAATATTCCTAAGGAAGTTAGAGCTATACACAATCAAATTTTAGAACAATACAAACACATCAAAAATGATACAAGGACAGACAAAGACAGAAGCTCAATATAGAGCTGTAATTATGGATAGTTCCTCAAGTTTGAAGGAATTCTCTACAAATCGTAAAAAATATCATAAAAAATACATTCTTAATGAGAATGTTGAAGAAGATGATAATAAAGCTGCCACTACAGGTAGAGTGGTAGAAACATTGTTATTAGAACCAGAAGAGTTTGATAATAGATTTCACATGTCTATTGTCACTAGTGCACCAACAGCAATGATGTTGGATTTTGTAGAAGCATTATATAAGCATTCAGCTGCAGCTACAAATGAAGATGGTGTATTAACTAGAACATTTGAAGACATCTGTAAAGATGCTCACGTTGATAGTGGATTTAAGATTTCACTTGATGCTGTTCTTAAGAAGTTTATAGGCTCAGATGCTGAGGTTTATTACAAAGAAATCCGTGAGGTGAGAAGCAAAGGATTAACCGTTGTTACTACTCAGGATGTAGAAAATGCTACAAAAATTGTAGAAGAGTTAAAAACTAATGATTTTATAGCTCCTATTGTAAACTTGGTTAAAAGCTCTAGATATGATGTCTATAACCAGTTACAGGTTGAAGGATATGAAATCGAAGGTCATTTATTTAAGTCTATGATGGATAAAGTAGTTGTAGATCGTATAGAGGAAACAATTCAAGTGTATGATTTAAAATGTACATGGTCTGTAGAAAACTTCTATGAGGAATATTATCTTTACAGAAGAGCTTATATTCAAGGATTCCTCTATCATAAAGCTGCAGAATCTTGGGCTAGTGAGATGGGTTTTGATGAATTCACTATTTTATATCCTAAGTTCATTGTATGTGACAGCACAAATTATAGTTCTCCATTAGTTTATACAATGTCTGATATTAATATGCAGGATGCTCTTAATGGATTTGAACATAAAGGAAGACAATATCCAGGTGTTGCTTCTTTAATAGAAGACCTTAAATGGGCTATTGAGAATGACAAATGGAACATCTCTAGAGAAAACTATTTAAATAACGGTATAGTTAAACTAAATTAATGGAAATTAAAAAAACCATCACTAGTATATTCATTGTCCCTACGCTTAGTATTGGAAGAGAAAAGCTTATGGATAATGGATTTATTAATGGATATATAAAAGACGGTAGAAAAGAAGTGCAATATGAAGGATGTATTTATCTTTTGTTCAAGCCTAAAGATCTTGATAAATTTAGAGATTTTCTAGATTTAGAATATGAGCGTACAAAGTCCATTATTGATGATTATGATTATGAAGATGGTTATGTTGTAGTAGTTTATGTACTAAATGAAAAGCTTGAAAAAGATATTGCACTGATAAAAAAGGGCAAATATTCTCGAACTTCTCCTGCTTTTCAGTCAATTTTCCCCAAAGTTGTTAAATTAAGAAGAAATGGATTCTATAAAGATGAAATAAGTCTTCAATATAGAATATTTAACAAGACAGAAGACTTAAAACAATTCTGGGAGGATAAATTTGGTATGGAGATAGATGAAGATATGGAAGTTTGGGAAGGGTTCTTTGAAGAAAATGAAATTCTTAACATAGATAAACTTAAAGAAAATGTATAATAAAGAAATACTAGATGAATTAGTAAGACAATTTGGTACAGAAGCTACTATATTGTTCTGTCAAATGGAAAGCATGAAAAATAACATGCTTTATGATAGTGTAGAAGAAGATAGAAGACATCATCCAGAACCTAGTGAGTGGTCATTTGAAAGAGATTGGTGGAAGGAACATGGAGAAAAATTACAAGAAACAAGATTTGCTAACCGTCAAATAAAAATTAACCTAAAATGACACCACAAGAATTACTAGAAACCTATGATAAGGCAGCCCTTGTCATAAAATCATTCTACTTTGAGAAGTTTATGAACTCCATAGCTACAAATGATTTGCCTGAAAACTTTAAAGAATTTGCTAAAGAGCAAGGTGTTGATAATGACACAATTGCAATTATGATAGCAAGTTCTCCTTCTTCTTTATTTGAAGTGTTTGATGAACATAAAGTGTATATAGAAATCACTGTTATTGTAGGAGAAAACACATTCTTCATCTATCATGTAAATGGTGTAGTTAATGATAATCCTCCATACTATGTTAGAAGAGAAGCTGAATTAGCAGCTATTGAAAAAGCATTTCAAGTGTTAAATGATAAATTATGAGTTCCTTGTTGTAAAATTTGTAATATTGCAAAAAACAATAATACATATGATGAATTTATACAATGGATAGATAGATTGATTCATCACAAAATAACTAATTTGATTAGATAGAATTTTTCAATTTACTTGGAACTTTAAATAGGGGGTTGTATATTTGCGACCCCCTAATTTTTACCTCTATTTATATGGAAAATAACTGCCCAATTTGTGGAAAAACTAGACAATATAAGTCTAAAAGTGGATTCTATAGGGCAAATAAAAATAACTTACCTTGTAGATCTTGTTCTAATTCTATTCAGTTAGGAGGACCTGGAAATCTGTATAGGGAAGGTAATTTTAAAATCTGTACAGTATGCAATACTAAAAAGTCATTAAATGACTTCTTTAGATATCCATCTAAGCATTATCATTCATGTTGTAAAGATTGTTCTAGAGAGAAATCTCACAAATATCATAAAAATACTTATAGGTATGCCAAATATGGTATAACCAAAGAGCAATTTGATGAATTGTTTAAAAATCAAGAAGGTAAATGCCCAATATGTAGAACTGAACTAAAAGAAGAGATTCATATAGATCATGATCATGCAACAGGTCAAGTAAGAGGAATTCTTTGTGGTAAGTGTAACAAAGGATTGGGACAATTTAATGATAATATAGAATCTTTAACAAACGCAATTAAATATTTAAACAAATGACTAACACACAGACAGATTTAGGACTACAGGCATTGAGTTCTATCACGATTTTTAGCAAATATGCTAAATATATCCCAGAACTTAAACGAAGAGAGACCTGGGATGAGATAGTAGATAGATATGAAACGATGATGATTAAAAAGTATCCTAATCTAGAAGAGTCAATTACAGAAAGTGCTAAGTTTATTAGAGAAAAGAAGGTTTTACCTTCTATGAGAGCACTTCAGTTTGCAGGTCCTGCTATGGAGGTTAATAATGCAAGAGGTTATAACTGTGCTTTCCTACCAGTTGATAGTTTATATAGCTTTAGTGAAACTATGTTCTTGCTATTAGGTGGTTCAGGAGTTGGATTTTCTGTACAGAAACATCATGTAGCTCAATTACCAGCTATTAAGAAACAAGATAATTACAAACAACGTAACTATCTTATTGAAGATTCTATCATGGGATGGGCTGATTCAGTTAAGATGCTAATGAAGTTCTATTTTGAAGGTGGTCCAAAACCTAAATTTGACTTTAGAGCAATCCGTCATAAAGGAGCTAGATTAGTAACAGCTGGTGGTAAAGCACCTGGTCCTGAACCACTTAAGTTATGTCTATCACATATTGATGCCATTATGGAAAGAAAAGAAAATAGTGAACAACTATCTCCTTTAGAATGTCATGATATTATGTGTCATATAGCCAACTCTGTATTAGCAGGTGGAATCAGAAGATCAGCCATGATTAGTTTATTTAGTCATGATGATGAGGAAATGATTACCTGTAAGTATGGCAATTGGTGGGAATTAAATGAACAAAGAGGCAGAAGTAATAACTCAGCTGTTTTAGAGAGAGGATCTGTAGGAGAAGAAGAATTCAAAGCTCTATGGAAGAGAATTGAAGCTTCTGGTTCTGGTGAGCCTGGTATCTATTGGACAAACAACAAAGATTGGGGAACTAATCCTTGCTGTGAAATAGGTCTAAGACCATTTCAGTTCTGTAATCTGTGTGAGGTGAATGTATCTGATGTAGAAAGCCAAACAGATCTTAATGATCGTGTAGCAACAGCTGCATTCTTTGGTACATTACAAGCTGGTTTCTTTGATTTCCACTACTTACGTCCTATTTGGCAAAAGACTACCCAAAAAGACGCTCTATTAGGAATTGGTATGACAGGTATAGGTTCAGGAGAAATCCTCAAATACAACCTAGAAATAGCAGCAAACACAGCTAAGGTGGTTAATAGTATGATAAGTGAGAAATTGGGTACCAATGAAGCAGCTCGTATTACATGTATAAAGCCTTCAGGCACAACTAGTCTTGTATTAGGTACAGCAAGTGGTATTCATGCTTGGCATGCTCCATACTATCTACGTACTATGAGATTTAATAAGAATGAAGACATTGCTGCATACTTGATGGTCAATCATCCTGAATTATGTGAGGATGATATATTACGTCCTAAGGATACAGTTTGTGTAAGAATTCCTGTTAAAGCTCCTGATGGATCTATATTACGTACTGAATCTCCATTAGAAACATTAGAAAGAGTTAAGAAGTTTGCTACACAGTGGATATTACCTGGACATGTTCGTGGTGATAACACACATAATGTAAGTGCTACAATTTCTATAGACACATTTGATTGGATCAAAGTAGGACAATGGATGTGGGATAATAGAGAGGTTTATAATGGTTTGTCTGTACTTCCTTATTTTGGTGGCTCATATAAACAAGCTCCTTTTGAGGATATTACTGATATGCAATATTATGAAAAATTATCTCACTTAACATCTGTAGACCTTACTAAAGTGATGGAATTAGATGATACAGTAGATTTTGGTCAGGTTGCAAGTTGTGCTGGAGGAGCTTGTTCTTTAGAAATGTAAAAATAAATTTGGTAGTTTCAGACAAATCCTCTATATTTGTGGAATAAAATGTCTGAAATGAAGAATGATATTGGTCATAAGTTTGGAAAGCTCACTGCTATTGAGTTAGAAAAAGATAAGGATGGGTATAACACAAGATACTTATGTAAGTGTGACTGTGGTAATACCCATTCTGTATCTAAATCTCATTTAAGAAGTGGTAGAATTACTCACTGTGGATGTGTAAGACACGAAGGTGCTAAACATCAAAGTTGGTCAGGAGTAGGAGAAATATCAGGAGATTTCTGGTATATGCACATAGTAAGAAGTGCAAGTGGTTCAAAATATGGTAATAGAACACGTAAAGTAAAAGAACTTACATTAACTATCCAGCAAGCATGGGACTTATTTCTTCAACAAGACAGAAAATGTGCATTATCTGGAACACCTTTACAGTTTCCAAAAAGATCTAAAGATACTTCTTGGACAGCTTCTCTTGATAGAATAGACTCCTCAAAAGGATATATTCTAGGTAATGTACAATGGGTTCATAAAGATATCAATATCATGAAGAACAAATTTGATAATGACTACTTTATACATGTTTGTAAATCAATAGCTAAAAGAGTAAAATTAGCTGAAGAAATAGCTAAAGAAATGTCTCAAATGAAACCAATAACAGATGTAGCTAAAGATTTAGCTGATCATGTTGATAAAATAGTATTAGCAAAAATGATTGAAATAGCTAAAAACACAGGAGGTGCCTGTGAAATACAATAATTATGGAAAAGAAAGAATTTATACAAGGTGTGGATTACTACCTAGAAAATGGGTTTGTAATCTTTACAGAAAAATATCTCAAGGAGATGGGAGAGTGCTGTACTAATAAGTGTAGACACTGTCCTTATGACCCTCCAAGAGAGATAAAAGGTAATAAAAAGATAAAAACGGATAAAAACGGATAAAATATTTTCGTATGTATGCATAAATATGCATAAGTTTGCATTCTGTTTTTGTCTTATAGTTCTTTAATTGTGTCAGCCCCTGATGTTTCTACATTGGGGGCTTTATTTTTGTCACAATTCATGGAAATATGCAGAAACTTTTGTAAATTTGTACACACAAAACAATTAAAATTATGGCTAAAGCAGCAAAAGCTCAGGAGGGCTCTATCTCCAAATTTCAAGATGCTCTTGATAAATTAAACAAGGCATATGGTGAAGGTACAGTACTTACACTTGATTCAAAAGGTGGTAATGATTATGATGTTATTTCCACTGGTTCAATTGGATTTGATTACATTACATTAGGAGTTGGTGGTTTTGTTAAAGGTAAAATGTACGAACTCATGGGATGGGAAGGTACAGGTAAATCAACTATTTGTGGTCATGTTGTTGCTGAAGCACAAAAGAAAGGTGAGAAAGTAGTTTATATTGATGGTGAGCATGCTGTTGATAAAAACTATTTTGAAGCTATTGGTGTTGACACAACAAAAATGTTAATTGCTCAACCATCATGTGGTGAAGAAGGTTTTAATATTGCTATGGAAATGATTAATAGTGGTGAGGTGGGACTTGTCATTATTGATTCTGATAGCTCGTTGATTCCTAAGAAACAATTAGATGGTGATGTGGGTGATAGCACTATTGGTTACAAAGCTAGATTGAATAGCAATGCCTATCCAAAACTTAAATCTGCTTTAGCTGATAATAATGTGTGTCTTATTGTTATTTCTCAATATAGAGAAAAGATTGGTATGATGTTTGGTAACCCAACCACTACACAAGGAGGACATGCATTGAAATTCTATAGTGACTGTAGAATTGAGGTGAGTAAATCATTAGCAAAAGATGGTGATGTAAACTATGGTAATATTACTAAGGTTAAAGCTACTAAGAATAAAATGTGTGCTCCTTATAAATTACATTCATTTGAAATTGTTTATGGTCAAGGTATTGATAAGCTTGATGAAATTATGACTCTTATAAATGATTATGGTATTGGTAGAAAGTATGGTAAAACCATGACTATTGCTGATCATAAATATGATCTTGAACAATTTAAGAGTATGCTTATAGATAATCAAGAGTTTTATAATGAAATCAAGAAAGAAATCATAGCTAAAATTAACGAAACAGAAATTAAAATAGAAGAAGATGTTGAAAATTAAACTACAAAAAGTTACAGAAGATGCACGCATGCCCATTAAGGGCACTGCGGATGCAGCTTGTTATGATGTATATGCACATAGCATCACGGTATCTAATGATGGTAAAGTAAATGTAGGTCTTGGATTCAAGACTGAAATACCTAGAGGATATAAAGGTATAATTGTACCTAGAAGTAATTTAACTAAATACTTTTGGGTATTGAATAACTCTTATGGTGTTATTGATTCTGATTACCGTGGTGAATGGATGGCTATATTTACACAGCTTCCTGTATTATCAGGAGGTGTTACAGGAACTACATCATTTCCTTATAATGTAGGAGATAGAGTGGCTCAGATATATTTTGAAGAGGTATTACCAATATCATTTGATGTGGTTCCTGAATTAGAGCAATCTGATAGAGGAGAAGCTGGATTTGGTTCAACTGGTTTAAAATGAGTAAATGTAAAACCTGTGGCAAGAAATGTGATAAAGAATATTGCTTTCAGCATAAACCTAGAAAACCTCTAACAGCTACTAAAGGATTTAAGCTATATGCTCCTAAGGAAATTATTGATAAATATGATGAGGAAATTCGTAAAACTGTCGAAATGCAGACTTTTTTCTTAGAAATTTGGAAGAAAAGACCACATAAGTCTGAAGTTAGTGGGGAGTCTTTAGGATCTGAACCTCTATCAATATTCTTTCATCATGTTTTACCAAAAGAAAAATATTCTGAAGCTGAATTAGATGAAGAAAATATCATACTTTTGACATTAAATGAACATAATAATGTAGAAAATGATATGTATAAGTATGAAGAAGTTAATAAAATACGTGAATATCTAAAAAAGAAATATGGAGGAATTTATTAAAACAATTTTAGCTACATTAGCTGTAGTTATAGGAGGTATAGGCATGTATGTTTATTGGCCTACTAATACTAATATTGGATTAACTACTAGATATCAAGTGATTACTCTTGAAGGAGATACATTTGATCTTGATGTAAAGGTGTTAATTACAGAGGATACAGCCTGGGCTGCTAAATATGTAAGACAAAACCTAGACTCTACAGTTAAATCATCTGATTTTGATGGTAGAGGTGCTACATTTGGTAGTATAGATGGTAAGAGTCCTATCATCTGGTTACCAACCACTGATGATGCATCTATAGTTAATCATGAGCTTATTCATGCTACAGTTAATGTCATGCAATGGGCAGGAATAGTTCTTAATGATAGTACAGAAGAAGTATATGGATATGAAATGCAACATTTAACAAAAGAATTTTATAATCAAATAACTAAAACAAAACAAAATGCCTACACTATTAGGAAATAGAATCTACTTAGAAATGCCTCCACAAGATGAGGATAGTAAGATTGTTGTGGATGAAAACACAAAAGAAGCATTACAAAGAGAATTGCTTAACAAGATGTCTAAGTTAAAAGTGCTACAAGTTGGTACCATTGTTACAGAAATCAAGGTGGGAGACTGGGTGTTGGTAGATCCAGCAGCTTTGAACAGAGCTACCCTAGTTCCAATCAATGATAACGATGACCGTGTAATATTGGTATCTCCATTTGATGTAATTCATATTTGGTAATGTACAAGATTATACTAAAAACTAGTCATAAACATACTGAGAGAGTGGATAACTGTGTTAATACATGGTTATCCGCTCTTGATTTTGTATGTCTTACAGATAAACTTACAGGAAAATATCCTGAGATATCTGGATCTAAGCATGACCACTATCAAAGTAATGAAGAAAAGACTGTGAATTTTATTAATCTAGTGAGAACAACTGATCAGTTTGATAAATATGATTGGTTAGTCTTTATAGATGATGATGCTATCCTTAACATTCCTTTGTTTGAATCTATTGTATCACATTTGGATAAAACCAAAGTGTATGGATATAGCATGAAAGGTTCATATACAAAAGAACCTGAATTAGATTATCCATCAGGAGGATGTGGTTATTTTATATCTCCTGAGCTAATTAAGACATGTGGAGAGATGAAGATTCAGGAATATGGTTATGAAGATGTTTGTCTTGGTAAATGGCTACAGGATAACAAGATTAAGATTACTAACAAATATATGGTTGGTAGTTTATTGTGCCAGTTAAATCTAAATGGTTGGTTTCCATTTCAGAAACATTTCAATGACCTTTGGAAAGAAGGTGATTCATACGTAGCAAAGATGATAGCTACATATACAGAAGAAGATGTTACATTTTTACATAAACATGTAACACATCATTACATAAGACATAAGTCTTACATGGAATATTTACATAAGTTATTAAATAAAAAAGCCCCTTAATTGGGGCTTTTTCAGACCTATAATACTGAGACTATAGGGGGGAAACATTCTCCTTTAAGGGACTCATTCTAGACTGAGTTGCCACAACCTAAGCGTGCAGTTTTTAATTGCAGGAGGAGATAACTATTTTGATAACCTTTTTTGTTTAAGAGGCCACATTTTACTTTTTAACCTAAGCTTTGTATCAGCTTCCTTCATATAATTACCATTGATTGGTTTAGGAGGAGCCACTTTAGGAGCCTTTTGAGGTTTACCTGATTTCATTAGATACCTTTTTTGCTTTTGCTAGCCTTAACTAGACCTACAGCTTTAGTAGCTTTACCTTTAGTATTCTTACCAATTACATTTGTGTAAGTACCTAATTGCATAGATGCTTTTCCAGAAGGAGCTTTAAGCATACCTGTTTTCTTTGCCATGATTATTTATTTTAAATATTTATTAATAACATCCAGATTTACATTTCTTCATTTTACCACCAGATTTCATTTTGGTAGCACCTAATTCCTTGTCTTTAACAAGTTTAGCTTTTCCTTTAGCACCTGCTAATGTTCTTTTTTGAACTTTAGTATATGCTCCTGTAGGATCAACTGGTCCTACACGTTTAGCAGGGGCTTTGGTGCCTGCTGACACACTTCCTTTTTTAATTGTTGCCATTTTATTTCTTTTTATTCATTTTCATTAATTTAGAAACACCTTTTGCATCAGCTTTTTTATCTTGAGCAGAACTTTCATATTTTTTCATAGCTGCAGCTTTAGTCATTTTCATACCACTTTTAGCTTTAATAACACCACGACCAACTAATACATCAGCTTTAGTAACTTTACCATCTTTGTTCAAATCTGGAAAACTTTTAGCTTTACCACCATCCTGATATTTTTTCATTTTTCCACCTTTCTTCATCATACCACCACCCATAGGAGCTTGCATAGGAGGAGGAGCAGGAATACCTTTCTTAGCAGGAGCTACAGGTCTTGTTTTCATCATAGGTTTTTTTACAGTTGCCATATTATTTAATTTTTAAATTTTGGTATAATTGTTCCTACCGAATATTTTGCACCTACTGGTGCTTGTGTAACAGAGGTTTGACCAGGATGAGCTCTTAGAGCTCTACGCATTGGAAAAGCTAATTCATTAAGTGGACCATAGCATTCTGCTATAGTTACACCATTAACTTTTTTAGGTAGAATTTTACAAGGCATACACCACATATTGCTCATGCTACTATCTGGTGAATTTGTGATTGTGAATGTACGATTAACCGTAGGTAAGTTTTCCCAAGTTGGAGCTTGAGGAACTGAATCATAATACCAAAAATAAGACCATACAGTTTTATCTGTACTATCTGGAGTGATTGATGGATTAGGAACCAGTATTGTATTTGCAATTGAAGGACCATCCATTACAGGACATGCTGCAACTCCTTCTAAAAACTTTTTACCTTCTACAGTGATTGTATCACCTGTTGGTACTGCTCCAGATGCACCACAAAATGCAAATTTACCAACAACAACATTTAATGCTGTATCATGGGCAACTTCTGAATTCTTTAAGTTTTTTACCATAACTATAGCAATAATTGCTATAATTAATAATATTCCTACTAAGATTTTTTTCATTATTTAGTTTTAGCTTTTATCTTCTTCTCTTGTTTAAGCATTTGTGCTGTAGGCTTCTTTCCAGATCCTTTAGCAGCTCTGATGTTGTCCCATAAACCACGTTGAGATGTAGAACCATCTGCACGTTTTAACATTTGTTTTGCCATTTTAACATTTCCATTTACGAAGTGATTTATTAATTCTGCTGTTAGGATCATTAGCAGTTTTAGCAGATGTAAGTTTGCTTTTCATACCACTCATTCTAGCACAGAACGATTTCTTTCTAGGACCTCCTTCAGGTTGAGGAGCCTTTAATCCTGGTTTGCCTGGGTTAGCTCTATTATAAGAAGCTCTTCCTTTGGCATTAAGACCACCTGATTCAGATTTACCTTCTTTTCTTTGCCAAGCTGGGCTAACTTTACCACCAGTTTTTAATGTACTTCCTTTAAATTCTCCTTTCTTTTTAATCAATGGACCATTAGGAACAGGAGTGATTGCTCCCTTAATAGGAGAAAGTGTATCTCCTAATTGAGCTTTCTTCACTCTACCACCAGATTTAAGTACACCCTTACCTACGTAAGCTGTAGCTTTCTGTGGGTTCCAAGGACCAGGTTTCTTAATACTAGCCATTTATAAAATTTGAAAAGTTTGTTGTAAGAGATGTCCAAGTTGAACCAGTTCTCACTTCTAATGAATCAATATTAATAAATGCAGAATAACCATCATCAGCATTAATAAATGTACCACTGAATAAATATAAATTGTTTACAGATCCTAATGCAGGAATGATTGTATTATGTAAGATGTTATAACTTGCAACTCTTATAAGTTCTGTAGCTTGAATCATATTCTCTGAATATGTATGAGTGTTATAA